CGGAACCCGGAGAGGCGGTAGCTTCAAGACCCGAAGGGGAAACATTCGCGTCGGCCGAGACCGTAACGGAACCCGGAGAGGCGGTAGCTTCAAGACCCGTCGTTACGTTGGCGTTGGCGTCGGCCGAGACCGTAACGGAACCCGGAGAGGCGGTAGCTTCAAGACCCGAAGGGGAAACATTCGCGTCGGCCGAGACCGTAACGGAACCCGGAGAGGCGGTAGCTTCAAGACCCGTCGGCGAAACATTCGCGTCGGTCGAGACCGTAACGGAACCCGGGGAGGCGGTAGCTTCAAGACCCGAAGGGGAAACATTCGCGTCGGCCGAGACCGTAACGGAACCCGGAGAGGCGGTAGCTTCAACGCCCACCGGCGAAACAACTACACCCTCAGCGCCAACCCCATCATCCGCTAGAGGCGCTGAGGCTAAAGGCCCACCAATCAAAAGTCCAAAATAATGCTTAGATTCGATTGGTACCGGTGCCACACCTCCATTATCATCACCTAGAGTCGCGGCTGATATGGGTGAGAAGCCGAGCATTGGTTACTCCGGTTTAGTGGGCCAGTTCACCGAATATGGAAAACCTGTTTGCTCAGTTATATCACGAAGTGCTTGTCTGTAGGTAGCCCATTCGGGCGTCATGGTGTTGTCGCTCAGGGCCATCCAGTCGGTGTCGGCAAGGAGGCGGTTGCGTTGGTTTCTGACAGCCTCTTCAGCCTCGTCCTGCGGCTTGTTGGCGACAGTGTAGCCGATCAGCCACTTGTTGCCGTAAATGGGTTGGCCCACCTGCGCTTGGTCCACTTCACCTGTAAACGGATCGGTTGCATCTGCCTCGGCCTTAAGGCGGATGACTTCCTTGTGGGGCATGTCGTCCCGCTTGAGGTTCTGAACCAAAGGGTCGAAGTTCGGCTTTTTCAGCTCCTCTACGGGGAACATTCCATGCCGCCGCATGATCTCGACAGGGATGACTTTGGGGAAGCTGGTTTGCGGGTTATCACGACGGAATTGCCCGATTGTGTAGGGAAACTCTACGGGCTGGTCGTTTGTTATCTTGACGTACATTTAGTAACCTTTCTTACGAGAAGTTGTCGCCAGACTGAACACCATAGTATGTGGTGCCACCGTGACGCCGGTGGGGGTGCAGCAGATAATGGAAGGAAGCCGAGCATGGATTACTCCGGCTCAGTGGGCCAAACCACACCCTCTGGAAACCCAGTCTGTTGCGGAATGTCACGCAAGGCTTGGCGGTAGGTTGCCCATGCGGCCTGATCCACGGGTGCGTCTGGCACTTGAGTCCAGTCGGATGCAGTGAGGAGTTGGTTGCGTTCAGCCCTTACTTGCGCTGCAATCTCTTCACTACTAGGCGGTGGTGGCGGAACATAATCGGCAATGTCGCCTTCCTTGCTTATTGTCTCAAACAATTCCCGCCCATGCGGCTCCGTATCATTCGGGTCAGCCGTAAAGAGTATCCATCCGAATTGAGGATGCTCGATTTCGCAGTCAATACGTCCATCTACAGTATATTTTGGATTACGGTATTTCATATCAGGAAATCCTCAGCCAGAGTGTCGCGCCATAACCTATTGTATCTGGGTTTGCCCCATTAGGATCAATAACCCAAGTTGCGTCAGATGTTCCCATACACCTCCACGTACCAGATAAAGCACTACCGGCTGTTGGACCGTTCCCTGTTCCGCCTTGAATACCGAACTCATCACCTTTATACATCGCAGAAATCGGCGTTAAACCTGAACCAGCAGTAGTTGAACCAAAAGCTGTGTCAGGACCATTAGCAAAACAATAAGTCCCTATACCACCAGCAGATAATGCCGCTGTCGCTGCAGTCACGTTGGCCGTGTCGGTTACGTCCGCGCCAGCTTCGATACCGTCCAGCTTAGTCTTGTCACCATCGACAAACGCGCCTTCGGAGGGCGGCTGCTGGATATCGGTAGTCGCCGCAGTAATAAACACCACAGCAGAACCAGAGAGGCTAATGGCAGCGTCGGAGTTGCTGCTCTCATCTACAGAACGCGTCAGGGTGGTCCCAGACGCCGTGTAGGTGCCTGTGCCAATCTCCCAATCGTTTCCATCCTCAATGACATAGCGAACCACATCGCCATCACTGACGCCAGCATCGGCAAAGGATCGCTGACCAGAAACCGCAGTGCCAAGAGTTAGCGTGCCCGTACCGGTTGTTGCAGTAGAAACATAGGCTCTGTTGACGAGTTTAACCATATTGTAGAGTTTCCTTATGAGTGGTCATCGCCAAGCTGGTAGCCGTAATAGGTGGTTCCACCGTCCACTGTGTAGATGCCGATGGTGTCTACGTCTCCTACACCCGGTGCGGTAGGGGCAGTTCCGCCGGGGAATTTTACTGACGCTGGATAGGTAATGGTGGCTGCGGTTTGGGTGCTTGTGCTGTATTGATAGACACTATCATTTTGATTCCCAGCCATATACATCTTAGTGCCATCAGGCTTGAAAAAAATACTGTTTGGAATGCTGTCTTGTGAAGCAATACTAAAAGTTATGTCCTGCGACGCCGTAGAAATGTTCCAAGGAGTGCTTAAAGTGTATTTATATATCAGATCTCCAACTACTTCCGAAATATACATTTCTGTCCCATCATCCCGAAAAAACAGACCTACAGGCGCAACCATGGGGGCAAGAGAGAAAGTTCTAACATAAGAAGCTGTAGAAATATCCCACGCTGTGCCTAAGGTGAACTGATTAACCTCATCACCAGCTGCCCCTACTATATACAAACTCGCACCATCGGCCTTAAAAAATATATCAAAAACATTAGTTTCTTGAGCAGCAATAGAGAAACCCTGAAGATAAGAAGCTGTAGAAATATCCCACGCTGTACTCAAATCATATTCATAGAGAGAATCATTTCCCGTCCCTGACAGATACATCTTCGTGCCATCAGGTTTAAAAAACAAACCACGACTAGCGTTTTCTTGAGTAGAAACAGAGAAGTTCTGAAGATAAGAAGCGGAAGAGATGTCCCACGCTGTACTTAAATCATATTCATGCACCTCTGCATCAGCCTCTCCAACAAGGTACATCTTTGCTCCGTCTGGCTTGAAGAATAAACCAGAAGGTGTTGTAGTTTGAGCATTAACGCTCAAAGAAACATTGTCGTAAGAGGCATTGGAGAGAGACCAACCAGCAACTGCCCCAGCACCAGTCAGCTTGATCTTGAAGTCCTTTACAGCAGGTGCACTGGAAAAGGTCAGCGTTTGGTTGTTAGCAGTGACCTCAAAGAAGTTCCCTGTGGACAAATCAAGGTCATTGGTCGCCACGGTGCCGAGAGCATCACCAAAGTCATCCGCCACAGCAGAGATGTAGACGTTCGCAGAACCACTGAGCGTAATAGCAGAACCAGAGTTGCTGCTCTCGGAGACAGTGCGGGAGAGGGTGGTGCCAGAGGCAGTATAGGTGCCTGTGCCAATCTCCCAGTTCGTACCATCCTCAATGACGTAGCGCACAACATCGCCATCAGTGACGCCCCCATCTGCGAACGTCTGATAGCCGCTTTCGGCGGCACCGAGAGTGATTGTCCCGGTGCCGGTGGTGGCCGTCGCTACCTTAGCGCGGTTGACGAGCGTAACCATGCCAATAATCCCGCTTAGGCGATGCGGATAATGGCGTTGCTGGCGTCAGCTGTCGGGAAGATAATCTGGAAGTCACCGGCAGTAGACGTCTTGTCCTCGCCAAAGTCCAACACAACAACTGAAGGATCGCCGGCCGCCGTGTCGTTGTAGATCAACGCGCCACGAGCAGTGATCGTGGCCGACGTGAACGTAATGTCCGCAAAGTCGGTGAACGCGGTCGTGCCGCTCGAGGTTGGCGTCACATTGGTCAGCGCGCCGCCGCCTGCGGAATACGACCCACTGGCCGAAACCTCGCCACTCGTGGTGTATGCGGTGGTCGCCGCCGTCAAGGTGGCGGTGTTGTCGTACAGGGCCAGCTTGAACGTGCTGCCTGTGCCGTTGGTGAAATCGTGCGTGGCCGTCAGGAGTTCTTCCTTGAAGCTGGTGCACATAAAGTTGCCAGAGAATGCCATGTCATAGTCCTTTCAGTGCTTCGGCCAACTCGGGATGGCCTGCATCTCGAACGGCATTATACACGGTTGTGCGGTCACTTTGAACCGCTTGTTTCAAGTACAGCTCAACAAGCTGCTGCACCCGCGCCTGAAAGGCATGCGCCTGCGCGCGAATGGGTTCTGGAGCGGTGTCAGAAACAGACACAATTTTATCCGCACACTGTTTTGCCAGTTCTTCGGGGGTCAGGCCGCGGCCAGAAGTTGTTTTGACGCCAACCCGAAAGTCCGTTGCCAGATCAATGGATCCAGTGATCATGTTTTTCTCCGGATCAATTCACCCGTGCGGTACTCGTCGGTGCTTTGCTTGGCTTCGCCCAAAAGTTTCAGGCCGGCTAGGGCCTCGTTAAACCGAGCCGAGTACTGCTGTGGGTCTTCTTGCAAGAACAGCTGCGCTTCGACCAAAGCGCCAAACAGCAAAGCAATTTCTGCATTCTGACTAAGCCATGTGGTTCCGTCGTCAGCCCCGTCCGTCAAGCTAGGCGGTCGATACAGGTACTGGAGCTGTGCTGTGTATGTAGCATCCGGGGTGGGACCGAGAAGAAAGTACGAGTTATCAAACTGCCCGTAATATCTTGGGGTGCCCGTGGTTGCAGGATCGGGTGTGTAGGCCTGAACAAAACTCAGGTCCTTGAACTCCAAGAAAAACTTATCGTTGTCCGCGCCTCTTAGGTTCAAGGCCATCGGGGCCAGAAAGTCAGAGGGAACAGGGAGGTATTGTCCCCCAGAGGAGACAGTAGCAGTCGCGTTTTTCTGGAACAGCGACAGCTGCACACCCTTTAAGATGCGCTCCTCTGCGAGACGCACAAAAATAGGAATCGATTGCTCGATGTCCGGTTTGTTAATCCACGCAGCGACCGCATCTTTAAGCTGGGCGTAGGTAAAGGCCATTCTTTACCCCTGCGGCATAACCGGAGACGCAGCAACTGTTCCACTCAGCGGACTGGCGGCACTGGAACCCATGTCCGTGGGGGCCGTCAATGAGAAGCCGGCAGCTTTAATGTCGTCAAACGACAGCGTCTGAGAGGAGCGTACAGCGCTCATAACCTGCTGCGAAACGGTGTTGTTGAACACCTGATAACGAGCATCATCCATGAGAAACGGCGTGGCATGCAGAAGCGACGTGTACAGATACACGTGCGGCGCCTCGTCCAAGAGCCAGTTGCTGGTATTGGAATTTGAGAGTGCCGGAATCTGCTGGTAGTAATCAACATCCACAGACACAGATCCGGAGGGACTTGGCGTTACCAACATCTCTCTACCCACCACGGCGAAAAAGCGGGGGTCGCCGTTCTGGCGCGTACGTGCACGGCGCAGCATGACGAGCTGCTGGGGCGAAATTTGTTCGAGTGGCTGTGTGGGTGTGCTGGCAACCTGCGTATAGATAACTTCAAGCACGTCAGCTGGAAGAGAGACCCGGCTGTTTGTGATTGCTAGGGTGTCTGAGGTGACCATGTAGCTGGACCGCAGCACATCGTTCAAAGTGCTTTCGGCAAGGGTGATAAAGTCTGGAATCTTCTGGTCCAGATCAGCGCGGTTCAGCCAATCAGCGACCGCCTGCTGAAGCTCTGCGTACGTCGTGATTGCCATTGTCTGTGTCCTCTTAGATCTGTCGCAGAGTCACGCTACCAGAAACCCGCATTTTTGACAAGGTTAAGACCCTGCGCTGACGGTAACCACACCTACTTTTCCCACCGCGCGGGGGCGATCCAGTTTGGGGGCCATGACGGTGGGGCCACCAACATATATCTCGAGAGACTCCGGCCGGTCCGGACGGGGATTTCGAAGAGCTTGTGGGTCCGGGCCCGGGCGTGGTGGCTCAAGCTGGGGGTGCTTCGGCTCGTACTCATCCGGACCGACAAGCGCGCCGGTCCACTCCCGGCGCATGTCGCGCAGGCGGTATCGGAACCCAGACCGGTCCGAGATGCCATATGCATTTTTGTCGGAGGCAAAAGCCATCAACGTCTCCGATCCGGGACCAAGAACAGGCTGACCCGGTCCTCGTCCTCTTCCGCCGCGCGCTGGAACTCTTCCTCGTAAAGCGATTTCAAAATCTGAATGCGATCCGGGGCCCGCTTGACGGCGAGATAATAGGCAAGGCCTGCAACCATGCACGGATAAAACCGGAACGGAATCTGCGTCGTGTTGGTCAAGGTGTCAACATCCTCGATCCGGCGGACGTAGTAGTAGACCAGTTGGTCCGTCGAGTTCTCAGGCGTTTGCCAAAGGTTGATCACCGGCTCAATGCTGCGGTCAAAATAGAACTGCGAGGGGCGGCCCTGACTGGTCTTGTTCGGGAAGTCGAGATAATCACCGCGACTGATCCGCTCCATCTCGTAGTCCGTGCCGTCCCGGCGAAGGGCCATCTCAAGAATGTCGACGACATCCGCACCGAGGGTCTCTTGCGCCTGACCTTGGGTCAGGGTCAGCGTAGCTTGCTCCACGGTCCAGAGGTTCAGCCCCCGGTTCGCCCAGTCAGCAAACATCAGGTTTAGAGACCGACGCGCCGTTTTGGCGTCGTAGCCCGTTCGGACCTCAAGGCCACAGCGCTCGTACGCCTCCTCGATGATCTCGGCGGCGTCGATATTAAAATCTCTGGAACCTGAGGTGGTCATGCTCTATCCAAACTTCGTGTCTCGGACACCACGCCCAGCCATGACGCAGCCGCCGTTTTTATAGCGTTTTACCAACGCCCGTTCCAGCCCGCCGTCTGGCTTTCTAAGCTCTGGGCCTTCGCGCTTTGGTGGAGCGGGGGGCCCCTCTTTATTTTCATTCCAGTTTTCGCGGAGCAACTCACGGCGAAATCTACCGGGCCCTGATTCACGAGGATGTTTTGAGCTGTCCTTCATGCTTTCCAACTCACTCTTTTCGAGGACGTCTTTCTTTTCGCCGCGGCTTTCGCTTTGGCACTTTTACATTGCGCTTTAGTCGGGCGGCAAGCAGGATAAGGTCTTTTACTCTTTCCCGTCGCTGATTTTCTACCACAGGGTTTACCCGTCTTGCAGTCAATCCAGCCCTTGCCGTCATTCCGGTTGAACCATTTGCGCAGTGACTCCCCAGACATCAGAACATCCTCGCGCGAACAAGGCCGCCACTGGCCTTTTTCTGCTTGGATTTGTTTCCCCAGTTCTTGGCGCCCACCTTGCGGCACTTGGACAGCGCGCCACTGGCGTAGGCCGACGGCCATACCTTATAGCGCGACTTGACCTTGTGGTAGCAGGCGTCCTTCTTGGCCATTATTTCTTGCCCATAGCCATTTGCTTACGGGGACTACAAGCCATCTGATCGACCTTGCCGCCGCGCTCGGAACCTTTCTTTTTGGCTACAGCCTTGCCGCCGTTCTTCATCTTCGTTTTGCATCCAGCCATCGGAACCTCCGTTATCTGCTTGGCCATATTAGCACGGTTCATCCTACTGTCCCACCTTATCCTTAAACGACATCCAAACGGCGCCAGTGATAAAAATCAAGATGGCCGTGGTGGTGATCTTCACGATCGTGGACCAGATCGCTTTGCGGGTCTCCCGCCACGAGGACAGCAGGCCGCGCAGCTCGTCAATATCTTGCGGAGCATTGTCGTCGTGCAGGCCGAGCTCTTTCAGCGCAGCATGGGCGCCGCGTTTTGCAGCTCGGTCCATCATCGCTTCGAGTTCTTCGGGGGAGAGTTGGATGTTGCCCATGTCGTTCACCACTGTCTGCAGGACCAATATCTGGCTTTAAGCTTGTCCAAGGTGCCCTTGTCGCAGCCGTGCCGTGCTCGGAACGAGGCCCGCGCCTTTGGATTGGATTTTCTGATTTTCATGTTGGCATCGCCAAAACGAACTATTTTCTCTTGGCCTCTGTCGCACGCCTTCACAACAAACTTTTTTCCGCCAGACTTTTGCCGACGGGGTTTATTGCACTTCATGCTGTCTTTGTCGATCTTCGGCATCAGAGCGGCCCCGCATTTTGAATGAGAATGATGTCGTACGCCGCGGTGATCAGGGCGTTGTTTGTACGAACCGAAGCGCGGACATCCACATCAGTTTTTGCTGGAAGAGCCAGTGGGCAAGTGAATGCGTAGGTGTATTCTGAACTGGCGACCTCAAACGTGTGGCCAATCACAAACCGATCGTTGGGAAGACGATAGAAAAATGTGCCTGTGGCGTCGGCCCCGCTTCGAATGGTCATAACGCCTTGGGTAATGTAGGCTGTAAAGCCAGCTGGAACTGTGTAAGTCCCTTTTAGAGACTGGCCTACTCCGGCAACAATTCGACCAACGGTAGTCGCCCCCTTCAACACGTTAATCTGACCCACGTTTCCAGAGGTGCCGTTCATGCGAATCTCATTCAGACGCTTAAATACTATCGAGGATGTATTGCCTGTGGCGTTGGTCAACGTAATAGTGGTCGACACGGGGTTATAGTCCGCATCCAATCCGGTGATTATGACTTTTTTATCCGCATCCCCAGCATCTGCACGACTTACCGTTATAGTGCCAGCGGTGTCCCAAGCACTCCAAGGATAAGTTGTGTCATCGACGTCCCAAACAGTGCCCGTGGTGTTGATCGACATCTGCGGCACGCGACCGAGCCGGTGTATAAATTGGTGGCCCGGGATCTGGCCCCGGGCCACCTGAAGCTCAAACGGCTCCGAGGTTCCGACCTGCGAGATGGAACGGATCTCATGAGCCATCGAGTGAACCTCTTACGCGTGAAAGGCCGTCATGTTCGTGAAGACGGTTGTGCCTGCCGTGTATGGCAGGAAACAGCCCGCTTCAAACATGATCCCTTCGGACGGGATGGTTACATCGCGCTCGGCTGTTGCAGAAGCAACCGTGCCCAGCTTTAGTTTTTCGGTGCCCGTAGCGCTGCCGTTTGTGAAGGTGAGAACCCCAGCGGTGTCAGAGTTGACGATGAACGCCCCCTTGAGTCGCGCCCGCTCGGCAAAGATCACGTCCAACGCGTCGTTGGACATGCCAACAGACAGGGTGCCCACTGTGTCGTCATCCACGGTGACCGCAGTAACAGTGCGGAAGTACAAGGTTCCAGTGGACACACCGGAAGCCGTTACCCCAATCGCTTCCGTCTGCGCGTCGCCGTTCACATCCGTGCCCGTCACCGTCACCGTGCGTGCGCTATCGGCACCCGAAGCTGTCACGGTGATTTTCCGCGCCGCAGTGAATGTGGCCACGCCGCCAGAGGCATCGGCACCGTCGATGGGGATGGCTTGCACGCCACCCCCGGACAGGGTTTCCGCAGTGCAGACGCTGTCCGCGTCTGCTGCGTTGGTGTCGGCCTCGATAAATTTGGCCTTTACGTCAGAGCCGGCCATGTTCGACCCCCTTACGCTTGGTCGGAGAAGGCGGGGGCAGTGGCGCCTGTGACCGAACCCCAGACGTACCAGTTGGTGCCGTCCTTGGCCATCACATTGATCACCGCGGACCCCGGAACATTGACCTGCAGAACACTGTTCGAATCGCCGTCAGCAAAAACAACAGAGGCTGCGCCATCGTCGGTGTCGTTGAATGCGACATTGCCCACGAAGAAGTTGGTGTCCGAACCTGCGTCCACGATAAAGTCCGTGGCGTCAGCTGCTGCGCCGCCGTAGACGAAGGTGAACATTGCACCTGCGACCGGGGTGGGCAGCGTGTAGGTGTTGTCCTGTCCGCCATCCGGAACAACCAGAACGCGGCCGCTGTGGGTCGCATTGGTCAGGGTCACATCGCCGTCAGCGAGAGCTACCGGAGCTCCGCCCATGGTCGTGATCTCGGTGATTGCACCGGTCGTCGAGTTTTTGGTGATGGACTTGAAACCATTTTCCGAGCGTACCGGCCCAGAGAAAGTCGTATTAGCCATTGGAGTCTCCTGTCGTGGCTAGTGTCAGCGCGCACCATGCGGGCTGTCAGGGATGGGGGTAGGATACATGAGCTGCAAACAAAAAGAAAGGGCGACCGAAGCCGCCCTTTCGGATTCACTATCCAGATGCCGCTTACGCAGCGCCCGGCGAACCGAACACACAGCGCGGATCGCTAACACCGAAGCTGTAACGCTCCCGTGCTTTGAAACGCATGTTTCCGGTGTCAAAGTCTCCTTCCATACCCGTGCTGAGCGGGGTGCGCTCAAAGTGCACGAAGCCGCGGGGAGCATCCGTCTTGATGAAGAATGCATCCGGGTCGGTCAGGAAGTCGTTGACCACGTAGCCCTCGGGCAGCATGCCCATGGACTTCAGCGCGTTGACGTCGTTGTCTGCCGTGCCAACCCGCAGGTTCGACACCATCAGACGTTCGGCCACGAACTGCAGCTGGCGAGGCACGATCAGTTTCATGCCGCGAAGGGCAATCTTCAGACCACGCTCGTCAACGAAACCGGCGATGCTGATCAGGGCGTCCTCAAGCGACGTCTCGTTCAGGTCGGCGGGAGTGGTGGGCTCGTTGGCAAACGTGCTGCCGCTGGTGAGCGGGTGGTCCGTTGCACAGAGAGCTTTGCCGTCGCCGATTGCCGTTGCACCACCATCGAAGGCGCTGTTAAGCACAGCCGCGGCTTTCACCTGCTTGGTGTGGGCCATCGAACGTGCCAGCGCGCGGGTGTAGCGGCTGCCGAGGCGGTCATAGAGGTTGTCCTCAATGGCCTCTTCGGTCAGTGCAAACGCCATCGCCACGGTTTCGTGGTTGTAGCGCGCGGTGTACGCCTCAGTCGCCTCATCGAACGTGATCGCCGAGCCTTCCGACTTGGTCGGAGCAGCACCGAAGCCCGAGAGCATCACTTCTTCTTCGAATGCACGATCCGAAGATTCGGTGGTGTAGATCTCGGAGTGCTGGTTCTCGTAGCGACCATACTCCATGCCGAACAGAGCGTTGAGACCCGGTTCGAGCTCTTTCGCAAGTTGTGCGCGAGAAATAGCCATAACTCAGACCTCCTTTACACGCCAGTCGTCGAAACAGTGCCACCAGCAATCGCGCCGTTCGGCGAGTTGAAGTGGTTGTTCAGACGAACGATGATGCCCACACCAGCCGCGGTGAAGTCGGAGTTTTCCGGGTCGTCGAGGACGCCCATGATCCGCATGTTCAGCGTGTTGGTGGTGGCGATGGTGTTGAGGTCCAGCGTTGCGCTCGACAGACCCGTGGTCGTCGAACCGGCGGTGCCGTCTGCAAAGTTTGCGTTTGCAAACACTGCGGCACGAACCTCGGCTTCGGTGTCAGCCGCTGCCACGACGTTCGACGTCGCGATCAGGAACAGCTGGGCGGGATCGTCATACACGAACGCCTTGACGGGGAAGTTCGAGTCTGCACCCGTCCCCGGCCAGTAGTTCGAGAAGACTTTTTCACCGGTGACCGACGAGACGTATTCGCAGCCCCAGAAAACACCAAGCAGACCCACAGTGCCGCCTGCGTCCGCGCCAACGATGTCAATGACACCGGCGGCGAGCGGGATAACAGGAGAGCCCTGATAGATCGCATTCGTGTTGCTGGAGGCAATGCGATACTCAGTGGCACCGGTGCTGTTGGTGTTCTGACCCATCTTGCCGATAGGACGAAGACCAAAGGCACCATTGATGTTAGCCATGGTATAGCTCCTTCAGTTTCAATTAGTCGGCGTCGCTACTGCGACCACCGAACGTGACACGACTGCGCCGATCTCTTGTGATCGGCATCGAGGGATGTTCATCCCTCATCAGGTCCTGATCCACAGCTTGCATTTGTTCGCGGGTCCGGTTCCCGTAATACGCGGCTCTTTCCTGCACTGTTTCTTCAGGTACGCGGCACAGCATCAGACCACCATTCCCGATAATGCCTGCGTATCGACCTTCGTCGATCGAAGCATAGTTTTGATCCGGATACTCATCCGCACGGACGGGTTCCCATCCTTCACGAAGCTTGGCATGGACGTTCACTTTGTCCTCCTCGCCCCGCATTGCGGTTCGAATCCAGCGATGCTTGTATCCCGCAGGGGGATCAGGAGCATCGAGGTGGCTGGGCGGCGCCCAAGGTTTGCGACGTTGCGTTTTGTCGCGGGTTTCTGCGGCTCGGGGTGTTCTGTCAGCCATTGTCACTTACTCCTTCACGTATTTCGCGTATTCCTCAAGAGGAACATTGAGCTTCTTCGCGATGGCAATCTGCGACGGTGACAGCTTTACCGACCGGCGCCCCTGTTTGTTGGTGCGAGACGCAGAAGAACCAGCAGAGGCGACCTGACTCTTCGTGCTCGATTTCTTGGCGGCGAACTTTTGTGGAAACTCCACACGCATCCGCCGATCGATCTCAGTATAATACTCATCGCTTGTTGGGTCAAAGCCTTCTTCTTCGACGAGCTTGCGGTGAATCCCAAACGCGGCGTAGGTCATGACTTCGTCCTGACCAAACCACTCATTCTTTTCGGCCCAGCTCTGGGCCTTGGGATCAGGTTGCGCATGTTGAGGCTGCGGTTGTTGCGTCGGCATCTGGGCATACTGCGCCAGATTCTCCTGCGCGGGACGTGCTTCCCGCTGCTGATCCGCGCGGCGCTTGGCCATGTCATAGCGATCTTTTTCGCCGGTGGCTCGGGCCAGCGCTTCTTGGGCCTCGATCATTGCATCGGTGTCGCCGGCCTCATAAGCGTCCTTGTACGCCTTGCGGGCAGTGCCAATCTGGGCCTCGATTCGCGCGCCGTATTCCGTCAGGTAGCCGGAATCGAGTTTCTCCATCCGCTCCCGGAGTTTTTTATTCTCCTCCAGCACCTGCTGCGCGAATGTAGTGGCTTCTTGGCCCTGCCGCTCCGCCTCTCGATACTTCTCCGTCAGCTTTTTGATGCGCTTCTGCACATTTCTGCTGTAGTCATCGAGATCGTCTTCCCCGCTTTCAACCCGGTCAGCGGCCTCGGCCACCTGTTGTTCCGATAGGTCATCAGCAGGCGCATCCGTCTGATCGTCAAGAACAATCTCCTGACCCAGATCGTCGTCTTTGTCTTCAGCCATATCGGCCTCCTTAAACTGACTTGATGTCCTGTGGATCAAGAATCGTGGCGATCACTTCGTCATCATTGATGATGCGAACCTCTCCACCGTCGATCTTGAACCGTGAACCTGCATAACGACCAATGCAGACCCACTGGCCTTGCTCGCACCATGGAATACTGTCGGGTCCGAATTTATCCGGATCCCTGTACGCCAATGGTCCAAGCTTCAGCACATAGGCAACAACCGTTGCCAACGCCTCACGATCCCGAATCTCGTCCGGAATGTGAAGGCCCCCGGTCGTCTTTGCGACGCCTTGGAACGGCATGACCAAAATCCTCCAGCCGGTAGGCTGGGGGAGACGGTCAACCAGATCTTTTTCGAGAAGTCCGGGATCAAGGACCCGGTCAGAGGTAGCGATGTAGGCGCTGTCGAGCGATGGTCCTGTGTCTTTCTTGACCACACTTTCTGCGAGTTTACCCAGATTCGTCAAATCCGTCGTCATAGTCGCTATGTTTCTCCAGCAGGGTCCTGATTTCATCTGACGCAAAGGAAAGACCCTGTATTTCCCCTACGATCTTCTTGTACTGCTCCCAGTCCTTCGGGACATCAGCCACAAGCGCTTGAGCGAGCTCGTCCTCTCGCTCCTGCAGTTTCTTGTACAGATGTTTTGCAAAATCCACAACATCCATCAAAGGTTGTCCCGATACGTCTGTTGGCTCTCGGACGTCATCGGGCCGCCCTCGACCCAGTCGTCGCAAGTGTAACCGGATTCGCAGACAAACTTGTGGATCTGGCAGTAGCCGAGATCGCCGGACTCGTCGCCAATGCACTCCAGCATATCTTCGGTCTGGTTGTAGGCTTTGCAGTTGCCGCAGATCTCGGATACCCGAAAGGCGCCGCCGTCAGCGGGATCACGGTAGCCAGCTCGCTCAACGGCCGCCTCCTTGTTCTCCTCGTTGAGTTCCGCATCCTGTGTCGGCAGCGGGCAGCTGTTGCCGTCGTCGTCGTCGTCATACTGATCTACCGGAATCATATCCGGCAGAATGCTGATCTGGATTGTGGGCATGGGTCCGCTCCGTCAGTAGGTTTTGCCGCCGTTGCGCCCGGACATCTGGCACATCTTCATGCCACGAGCCTTGGCAACGCCGCCGTCGCGGAACTCTTGCCGGGTCTCGTCCTCGTAACGCTCGGCCTCGGGCGTAAGATCGACGATTTCAGGACGTGCCTGTGGGCGGACGGTGCCCGGTCGAGATTTGGGTTTCACCTTGCCCATCGGCTTGGACATCTCGTCCGCCCGTGCCTCTTTGGCGCGACGCGCGGCAGATCGGTTGTAGTCTTCCATGGTCATGGTCTCCTTCAATAAATGCCGCTGAATCTTTGCGGACGGGCGATGGGACTGAAAGCTTTGACGGTGCCGCCGTCAGCCTTTCGATTGCTTTTGCCAGCCTTACTCAAGGCGATGGCGATAGCTTGTTTTTGAGGCCTGCCGGCTTCCATTTCAGTTCGGATGTTCTCCGATATGACTTTCTGAGACGAACCCTTGCGAAGCGTCATCATTGGCCTCCACGATTGCGCATAGCGATCTGCGCCTGTGTCTCGATGCGTTCGCGGTTCACGGCGTTGCGATCGTCCGCGATCTCTTCCTGCAGCTCGATCCTTGCGGCTTCTGCCGCGGCTTTTTGTTCCAGCTTGGCGCGCTCCAGTTCCAGCTTCTGCTGGTCTGTTTGCGCATCCATCATGGTTTCCTGCTGTTTGGTCAGGAGTTCTTGCTGCCGGATCTGGACCAGAGGATCGGCCATGGGATCCGGCTGCGGCGGCTGCATCTGCGGCAGGTACTGGGCAAGGAGCTCCTGCTGGAGCAGGGCCACATAACTGTTGTACTCGTTCGGGTCTTGGGCCGCGGCGCGGGCCTGACCAAGCTGTTGCGCAGCCATGGCGGGATCAACAGCGCCAACGGCAGCCAGTGTTTCGACCTGCTGCATGCTCTGCTGAATCTGCTCTTGGGCTTTTTCGTGGGCAAGCATGCCAATATGCTCTTGAACGTGGGCGTAGATTACCGCTTGTGCCTGCGGGTTTTGCTGCACGATCATCGTCTGGAGCAGCGCAATGTGGGACAGAATGTGGGCTTCGTGGTTCTGCGGCGGGAAGGCTTGCGGACCTTGGCCCATGAGAATACGACTATTCTCCATGGCTGGATCAACCGGCTGCGGTTGCGGCGGCGTCGGCAGGATCTCCTCTATGTTCTGGACCTCAAGCGCCTGATACATCCGCTTATACGCCGCGTGCAGATTGTGCATTTGCGGATTGGTCTGGGCCAGCTTGAGTTGTTCCTGCGCCAGTGCGACGCGTTGTGCCATGGAGAAGATGTTGGGGTCGCTGACCGGAATCACGTCAATACGGCCGTCAAAATCAGAGGCCTTGATGCCAGCCTGACCACCCTCGACCAGATACGGATATTGCGGCAGGGTGTCCTCCGCCACAACGCGGGCAAGGATGCGAAACTCCTGCTTCTGGGCGTAGTGCAGGCGCTTGTGGATTGCCGACATCACCTTCATGCCACGCTCAAGCATGGCCATCGTGGTGCCAACCGGAACCTCTTGGTTCATGTTGCTGACCTGCTGGTCGGCGATCGAAACAAAGCGGCGACCGGCGTCGATCAGCGCGCCAAGCAGGTTGGCCAAGGTGGCCGACGGCTCCTTGTAGGGCAGCGGCATGATCGAGTCCCGCAACACACCGCCCGGCGCATCCATGTCCCGCCACTCGCCCGGCTGGATCGGTTCGTCACTGTTCCGGACCCGCACACCGCGGGCCTTGAAGCCGCCCGGAAGATTCGACAGCGTCCCGGCGTCGATCAACTGGCGCAGAATGCTGGTGGATGCCTTGCCGATCCCGCCAATCATGTGCAGCAGGCCAAAGCCGTAGAAACCGAGACCCGGCAGGAACTTGTAGTGTACAAAATACGGTACGGGTCGACGCATCGGATCGTCTTCCCTGTAGTTCCGACGGATTGAAAGAACGGTGCTGCTGTCCTTGTCGATCGTCACGATATACGGCAGCTTGATACCGCTGGGGTTTCCCTCTTGATCGACATCCTCAAAGCCATCGAGATCCAGCTCGGCGTGGATTTCAAGCAGTGTGCGAGTGTCGTCGGTGTAGCCCGTGGGCGACGTACCTTGGAGCTCATCAACCTTGCCAGTCACCTCGTCGCTGTCGTCCGGAGTTCCGGACGGAAGATCGACATCTCGGTAAAAACCGATCGCCTGATGCTTTCGGATCTCATTGTCCGTCATCTTCAGGACGTGCGTGATACGCGGAGCGGTCCGAAGATCCGTCGCAGAATAGGGCACGACGACATCCTGCGCCTGCACGAAATTCGACACCGGCCGCTGTAGCAGCGGGTCGTAATAGGTTTTCTTGAACGTCGATCCGGACAGAGGGAGATAGAACAGCATCTGATCCATCTCTGGGTCGTATTCTTCCATCTCTTCGGTAATGAGATAGTTCAGGTAATGCTTGACGCGCTCGGCTTGGTCTTCCGTCTCCTGTGTTTGCGCGCCAATGATCCGTGTCTTGACAGGGCCTCCAGCAGGCAGCAGTTCTTTATAAGCCTGCGCCTGAAACTGCGTGACGGACTCTGATATCAGCGGATGGGTAACGGCAGACGCGCCCTCGAACGGTTCGTCTCGGTCCTCGATCTTGACGCCAAGCAGGTCCAGCCCTTTGACATAGGTGTCTTCCCACTCGGATCGTGATTCACAGTCGTCTTCGTAATTGCTTACCAGCTCGCTGGCCAGCGAACCAAGGTCCCCGTCGTCGAGGAACTCGGCAAGGTTTGCGTCGAACGGAATGAGTTCCTCACCCATACCGCCCATCTCAGCCGCCTCGATCAACGAGCGAATGATCGCGGACCCGTCTTCGCCTTCGATGATCTCGGCCCCGCCGGAAAAATCCATGGGCATATCGACGGGAATCTCCTCCAGTTGGAGGGCCGGATCGATCTCATCCAGTCCAACCGCTTGGTCAACCATCGGACCCATCGAGCGAGGGGGCAGTCCCATCAATAATACTCCCGTTTACGAGGAATAAATTCTTCCTCGTCTTCGTCATCATCTTGGATGCTGATCAACCCGCCTTGGCGAAACCGCATCAAGGCGAGCGTCATGCTATCCACGTAGTCGTCATGTTCCCCATTTGGGAACGAGGCGACCTCTTCGATTACCTCGTCGGCAAACTTCTTGTCTTGCGGGGCCCATACTACACCAGATTCAAATAAAGGTGAAACCAAATGCATTCTGGTTGTTTTGTCCATGCCACCGCCAGCCCGGCGGCCGGGCGAAAAGCCCAGCGCAGGGATGCCGCGCTTGCGCATTTCGTCAATCAACGGCCCGCCGGACGCTTTCTTCTCGACGATCACCATGTCCGGCTCCCAATACTGGTGTTCCTCGAAGGCTACTTCCTTGAGTTCCGGAAAACTCCACCGGCCACGCTGCGCATCCAGCAAAATTATGGCCTCGCGCCCAGATTCCTCGTCGTCGAAGATGCCCCATGTGGTAATCGCGGAGTAGTCAGCCGTTTCCTTCTTGGAAAACGCCGTGTCGTACGCCTGAACAATGTATTTAACCGCGGGAATCTTTTCTTTTTCCCACATCTTCCACCATTCGCGCTTCACGATCGCCGATTCCGCGTTCGTCGGCTGCTGCTGCCACTGCGCAGCCCATTTGCCCACGGGCAGAGAGGCCTTGATCGACAGCAGGGCGTCCTTCGACCAGAACTCCGGCCACAACGGCTCGTCGGAGGGCAAAATGGCAGGGAAATTCACGACCTCCCACTGGTCGGACATGACATCCGCTTCCTGCTGCGCAAGCAAACGCCCTGTCAGATCCTTCTTCCCCCATCGAGTCATGACCAGAATGATGGCCCCGCCCGGTTGTAGACGCTGTCGGGGGCCAGAGGTGTACCATTCGTAGGCGTGGTCGAACGCGGTCTCGGACAGGGCGTCTTGTTCTGAGTGCGGGTCGTCGATAATGAACAAATCCGCGCCTCGACCGGTCACGGCCGCACCCACACCGGCAGCGAAGTACTCCGCGCCCTGCGTTGTGCCCCATTTACCGGCGCCCTTGTTGTCATCCTTCAGGATGGTGTTCGGAAAAATCTCTTTGTAGTGCGGATCGTCGATCAAATCCCGCACCTTGCGGCCAAACCGGACGGCCAGTTCGGTGTTGTGCGTGGCCTGAATGATCTTGAGCTTCGGATTTCGGCCCAAGAACCACGCTGGCATGAGATAGGATGCAAATTCTGACTTCGAATGACGCGGCGGCATGTTGATGATCAGGCGTTTCAGCTCGCCCCGGGCCACCCGCTCCAGCTTTTCGGCGATAATCCGGTGGTGGTGCCCCTCGATGAAGTTGTCGTAGACATGATGGACAAAAGGCATGAACTGATCATGCGCTTTTTCCCGCAGCTCCAGCTTTGCCTTGGCCTCGGTGAGCTCAAGAATCTCTTTGAGCGTCTCCTCTGGCAGGTGTTTCAGGGCCGCGAGATCCATCAGATCGCCAGTTTGTAGTTTCCACCGACGTGCTTATAACCCAGCTTCTGCAACAGCGCGCCGGTTTTTTCTGGGTTGACGTCTGTCGACACGCCCATCGCCACTTCCTTCGCGCCGTTGGCCTTGGCCCACGTTTGAAAGTTCTTCAGGAGTTTGACCGCGGACCGTGAACCTCGGTACTCGGGCAGGATGAACCAGCCGCTGTCCGAGGCGATGAGGTCGTGGCCAAAGAAAAACTCGCTAATATACCCGAGCAGTGCGCCTACCAGCTTTTCGTCATGCTCGACGACGTGGCAGAAAGCGATATGGGGGTGCGTGATGGCCAGTGAAAGGTTTGACGCCATCTTTTCCGGACTGAACCGGAACCGCGAAAAAGCACCTTCTTGGTGCATTTCGTAAGCCAGATTCACCGTTTCCGGTATGTCAGCGTATTCCAAGCAACGGATTTCCACGAAGCAGGCTCTCCAGTCCAAAACGGCCAATAGCTTGTGTGCCGGGTGTAGCAGGTGCACGACGGCGAGACAACCTCAGCGGCAAGGACATGAGCTCAGGAGCGGGAGCCTGTTCCTCTGGGGCCAGCATTTCAAGGCCCAGTCCAAGCATGGCCATGCCCCGCTCTTTTTCCTTTTTCTCATCCTGCAGAAAATCGTAAGCAGAGCCGCCTTCGACGCCTTCGAGCAGTTCTTCGCTGATGTACTTGCCGGCTTCCGACTTCGTCATGTCGCCACGAGCGACAGCATCCAGAATTTGAGCCGTATTCCCCGGACCACGGCTCCCGAGGCCGTATTGGACGCGGCGGGCTTCGTAGGTCTGATTCGAGGTCGGTGCGCGATAGCTCTCGCGGCCCGCGTTCGCGCGGCCAAACAGATGACTGCCCAGCGCCATCCATTCGCCGCCACCCTTTTGTCCCCAGCTGGGCGTAGAAATGTTTGGGTTATAAAAATGCGTAGCCCCGCCCGTCGGATCCTCATATTGGCCGGAGAGGATTGCATCCGCTACGGCATAGGTTGACTTGTCCGGTTTGATCTTGCCCAGATCTACGCCCTGCTCCCCGCCTGCGTAACCGGTATAATAGTTGAGGGGTGAAAAATGCCCGGGCTTAGTGATGACGCCGCGAATGCCGCTGCCGTATCCCCCTTCGGCAGCCCGGTTTCGAATGACCGCGCCGACAGCGAGCTTGCCAGCCAGACTTTGGTTCCCAGCCTCGGCCTGAAGCGTGCGGGCCAGAAGCTCGCGATCGCTGAACTTTTCGAGTTCCTCAAGGGCCATAACTACCCGCGACCTCCGCCACCGTCCCCGCCGCGGTTCCGCCTCTGATACAGCCGAGCTTGGTTTTCCGGGCTGTAGTATTCCGGGTTGCTGGGATCCGTGATGAGCATTTCGGAGAATGCTGAAGTCGTGGGGCTTGGAGGGTTGGCAACAAGTTGCTCCATGGCGTTCGGAGTGTAATAGCTCAATGGTCGGGCCTCGTACCCCGGCTCATACGCCTGCAGCATCTCCGTGGCCGCGGTCCGCGGATCGTAGGCCGCCTCCATCTGGCCAATAGCCGACATCGCCGGACTTTGTCCGCCGTAAGGCGTGGCGCCGCCAGCGGCAATATACTGTCCCAGTCCACTTGCAAATGCAGACTGCGGGGCAGGGGGAGCTGTAAATGTCGGAGCTTGTTGAAGTGCCTGCGCTGCGCTTGCGGCCATCTGACCATAAGTCTGTCCCGTAGACAGCAGCGCTCGGGCGGCGTCCTTGTAATCCCCGAATCCGATGGGAACTCCGGCAATGCCGGCGCCCGGGCCCGGAGGACCCTTGTATGTATCTACGGCACCACCGCCGCCACCGCCACCGCCGCCACACATGGCAAATCCTTTCCTTGGGTTCCCGCGGATTCTACCCCAGACCCCACTGTCAGTAAAGGTAACGCTTAATGTCCATTTCCATATTTGCCTGACTGAACCCGGACTGCCCGATTTTCTTGGACGTGGATTTCGGCAGCTCCCCCGCACTGAACAGCCGAAGCAGCGCCTTGTCCAAGGCGACAAAGCAGTAGACGTCGGCGGGATGATCGCCCGCCCGCAGGTTGAAGTGGTATCGAGGAGTGGCGTGATGCCCGTCAACGGCCTGCGGCCCTTGCGTGGCCTTGACCTGCACCGTCACCCGCCTGCCAGAGGGGGTTTCACACCACAGATCCACGCCGTAGACATCCACGTGCGTGGTTACTATCCCGTGTCGTTCGAATATCGTGGCAGCCTGAAACTCACCGGCTCGGCCTATAGCCTGTCTTGATAGCTCCAAGGTCCAAGGTCCCCGTACCGCGGATCGTGGTCCGGGGACCTATAACATGAATCAAAACAAAAGACTACGATACTGTTCCAGCATCCGCTGCTCTTCGATCACCTCTTCGCGATCTCGCTTCCGCTCCGCGATCAACCGCTTGAAGGCCTTGATGTTCAGGCCGTTTTCCTTGGCCTGCTTGACCAATGCCGACATATCGGCGGCCGCGGCGTCCCGATCTGCCATATAGGCCTCATAATCTTGGACCGTGGCTCTCAGCAGCTTTTCCAGCTGCTCGTTGGCCTGCTCTTCCATCTTGGCAAACTCAGGGTCGTTCTTGAACATGTTCATGGGTTTCTCCAGTGGTTGACTGGAGAGACTATAGGTTACGGGTTGTGGGTTTGCAACAAGTGGGCCTTTAAAAAGCGCCTGTCTCATAAAAAATATCCGACGCACTGAGTCCACTCAGTTCTTTTCTGAGATTCTCCGCCATCTCGTCGTCGATTGCGCCAACGTCAAGAGCCATTTCAATTTGGTCATCCGCCAGTTGACGGCGCTTTTGTTCGAGCGCCTTCCAAAGCTGAAAATCGTCATTGCTCACGCCTATAAATTGCGTAGGGGCATTACCGATAAGCTTGTTCACCTCGTCAATATCGCCGTCAAGAAGCTTGTCCCGAGCAATCCCGATAGCGGTTCTATCCAGTTTTTCGGCAAGTCCCGGGTTGTAATCTACGAGCCTGTCGTACCCCTTCATCGCAAGGTAGTCTTGATAGTCCTCGTCCATCTCTTCAAGATATCGGCTCACGTCCTCCACTGAAACATTGGCCCTCTTTGCGACCTCCTCCGGGTATTCTCTTAAAGCGCCTTGCGAAAGATTATAGTAATCTAGGCCCGATCTTCGAAAAACATCTTGCATCCGCCGGTTGATTCCGATTTTTTCCAGCGTGTCTTCGGGGTCGGTTTTCCGCAAAATAGTGTCTGCGAAACCCTCGGGGTCGGAAAGCGCCGTCTCATAGACATCGTCCTGCAGATCGTCAAGTTCGATGCGTCTAAGTTCCTCCATCCGCATTAACTCCTCGTAAGGAATTTTGTTAGCGGCGTCTGAAAACGGGCCCGGTATGGGGTTGTCCGAAATGTTTTTGCCTCGGGCGACCAACGCCTCCCACGGACCTGCCTGCCGCGCAATGTCCGGGGCGGCCTTTCGGGCCAACTCCACAATGTCTGGGCCCATGGCCGCAGTGCCGCCAGCGGCGGCTACACCCGTCAAAAACTGGCGGCGCGTCATGTCCGTCGCAGAAGTTGATTTGGGAGATGTCACGCCCGTCAGGGTCTCCGTCACCGCAGAGGCTGCCTCGTCATACTGTCGGGGAGCAAGTGTCGGCAAACCACGAGCGGCCTTGATGGCCATGCGGCCGCCAACAATTGGAACTGCGGCCGCAGCCGTGTTGGTCAGCGCGCCAACATAATCCCCACGGCGAAGGTCCTGACCTGCATCCGAGAGGGCAACAATCGGGTTCAACACCTCGTTCGCCGCCCGCAACCTGTCGGGGATACCCGTCGGGCCAAGGTAGTAATCCAGCAGGTCCCCCCGTTGAACAGGGCGTTGCAGCTCCTCGGAAGGGAGGCCCAACATTTCGCCGAGGTCGGGGATTTGGGGGTTTCGATCAGCCATAGGTCCAAGGTCCGAGGGTCAAGTCCCGCAAACCCTACCAGAAAAAAGCCCCGGCGCAAAGGCCGGGGCAGGTGAGGCATACCGGAAACAAGGGAGGAGAGTCTCCGGTTGAGCATGGGAGAACCAAGGTCCGGGCTTCGGGAGCCTCGGAGACGGGATGGGCGCTCAGTGGGCCTCTGGGGCCTCGGCGCTCGGGTCTTGGACCTTGGTTCTGGGGTTGAATGTAGCGGAATGATTGTGGGTTGTCAACAAGTCGGAATGAAAAAATATGCGCATATTTTTGAGCGGTTTTCTGACAGGGGCGTTTTCTGGAGAACAGGGGGTATGCCAAGCACGGAATGAAATTGCTGGGCATTGAATTTACGAAACCAGCAATAAAGGCGCTCAGCTCCACCGGAGGGGGGCCGAAAAGGGGGGTCGACCCCCTTTCCGACCCGCTGCCGCGGACACTGAACAGCTGGAGTAACCCCCGAGAGGTTGTATCAGCGGAGCGCGCTAGTCGCGCGCAACCATCCTGATTCGATGACCGAGGGCATCGAGCCCTCGGTCATCGAGCCGTCGTCGAACGGCAGTCGACCAAGGACATTGCCTGTCCTTGGATCCTCCGGCTACGTTGGCCAGCGTTGCGAGTAAAAAGACCGGTGCACGTCTTGGCGAAACGATCTCCTCGGACAGGGCAGCGTCCACATTGGATGACTTCACACAACCATGAAGTGTCGGTTGCGTCGTCGCCTAATCGTTGCACAAGGGTCGTCAGCGACAGGGACATGCACCCGCGCCGTCAACCGACACCCCATGGCTGTGCTTCATCAACCAATGCTCCGGCTCTCACAACTACGTGGTCCTGCGTCCCTGCAATCCCGCTTGGGGCGGGATCTGCTTGGGACTTGAACCACGGAGTTGAGTTCGCCTTTGTCGCTGCCCTGCCCTCGTCGACCGTGTTTCTTCACACAACAACAACATGAGTGCGGTAGTGTATCTTCCAGATGGCCCCGAATTTTTTACAATGTCAAAGTGCCGGGTTTTTCCGTCCGTGGTCTCGCGTGTCAGCGGAGCACCGACACCTCACGATAAAGGTGCTTGTGGCTAGGTCACGGCGGACGAAAAACCCGAGCTGAGTGACCTGTGTGCCTTCGGCGGCACAGGTCACTTTGACATTGTAAAAAATTCAGTGCGGGTTCGGGATACACCACGACTCATGTTGTGTGGTGTTCGCAAACAGAGGAGACTTATCCATGCGATTCACATTCTACTTCGACGCAGGTCACGGCTGGTTAGCGGTGTCCGAGGCACAGGCTGCATCGGTCGGCCTGACAGAGGGCGACTTCAGCGCTTACAGCTACCGCGAGGGCGACATGCTCTACCTTGAGGAGGACTGCGACGCGATGCTCTTTGTCCGAGCGTGGGAGGCCGAGCACGGCACGATCCTGACGCACGCGATCGATCACGGCGACTGGTCGTCGATCCGCAACATGGCCAGCGTTCGGTCTCGCGCCTACGCGGACGAAATCGAATTCTGATCACCCTGCCGCCCGGCACTTCCGTCGGGCGGCTCACTACCAACCATCGCACATAGGAGAACACACGATGGCTAAATATGGATACACCACCGCAGGCGACGTTCCGGTTCGGATCGAGATGACCGTCTACGAGATGCGCACACTCTGCACCATTCTGCAGGGTGAGGTGGCTCGCAAGGGCGCGGACCGCTGGTATGCGGCAGACCTGCACACCCAGCTGGTCGAAGCGATCGGCAAGGCGGGCGATGCGATGCGGTGCGAGGGCGACTGGCTTACCAAGTCGACGATCCAGCACCTGACCGACGGCCTGAACGATGCTCAGGAGCAAGCCGACAAGATCGAAGCTTAACCCAACCGGGGCGGCGGCAACGTCGCCCCACAACACACAAGGAAGAACAAATGACCTACTACATCACGTGGATTGTCGACGGACCGGCGATGTTAACCGCTGTCGATGGTGAACTAGACCTAACGCTGGACCAGCTGATGGATATAGCTTTCAATCTCGAAGAGGTGGAGCCGGGTTCGACATACGAAATCTGCTCAATCATCCGGGCAAAAGACGCCGAAGTTATCTGGTAATCAACCCGGGGCGGCGGCAACGTCGCCCCACAACACACAAGGAGCACTACAATGCAAATCGAACCGATGGGCCTGTTCAACACGCCCGACAGCTGGAAGGTGATCGAGGAGTGGATCATGCGGCACGCACCGGAGGACAGGCCGCACCTCTGGACCGCGGCCGGCATGGCGTGGAACCTCGCAGCAGAACTCACAAAGGAGACCGAAGATGCCTAACCCATTCGCTAAATCACGCCCGACCATGTCGCCCTACGCCATCTACGTCTGCGGCGACCTGACGTGGCACGTCGTCAAGACCTACAAGACGCCAAGTTCGGAGGACAAGGACCCCTACGCGCGATGGCTCGTGGCGGCCAAGTCCGACGCAACCTACGGCAGCTTCGAGGGTGGCGACACCTACAGGTCAGAGATCGAGCGGTGGGGCACGCTGGTCGCAGCCACGCCCGAGTGGCTCGAAGCTTACGGCATCACCAAGCCGTATCTGCCTACGCCTGCCGAGTATCTCGCAGACGCCTAACCACCACCGCCCGGCGGCCACCGTCGCCGGGCACTTACTCACAGAGGAGAGAGACGACATGCAACATGACGAAATCAGGGCTGTGTTCCGCAGGGTGTACAACGGCAAGGTGAACTTCATGACCCCCACCGTCATGGACTACGGCAAGCGCGGCAAAATGGTGTGGGAGCTGTCGCGAGGGGATAACATACTCGGCGACGGGCAGCTTTACGGCGTCACCGTGATCGAGCTGCCCAACACGAAGCGGCACGACCTGTCACAATGCTTCAACACACACAAAAGCGCGCACGCTTACATCAAAGGAGACTTCCAATGACACAGTATCACGCAGTATTGATCGACGAGACCGGATGCGAGTTCGGTCACACCTTCACCGCAGCCAGCCGCGACGAGGCATGGGACGAGATCCGGGAGATGTTCCCAGAGTCCCAATGCGTGCAGCTCGAGTCGCCGGAGGACACACGGCGGCGACAGGAGCGCATCGAGCGCGAAATCCAGATGGAGATGGACGGCGACGTGCCGCCCGGATACTTCGACGAGCGTTACTAATGATCTACCACATAGTAAAACCCGGAGCGGGCGCCGTGGACCTTGAGCGCTGGCACAAACGACGTCAGGTCTGGCAGTGGTTCTACGACAGTAGCAACCCCGGCTGGAAAACATGGGGAGGGGCCGAAAGGGCCCTCGCCAAACTACGCAAAGAATACCCCGGCGAGTTCGAATGCGCCCGGGTCAAATAACCACAGCGGGGCGCCTTCGGGCGTCCCACCCAAAAGGAGACAAGCAATGACCTGCACAAACAAAGTGAGCTACCACGTCGCCCGCGGATACAGCTACCGCGAGATCTTCGTTCCCTGCGGACGCACTGACCCATACGGCGGACGCGCGGTGTGCGACGACTGCGAAGCCAAATACGGCGAGCAGATCCGCGCCGAGGAAGAGGCGATCGCCGCGGACAACTGGGCCAGCCGGTCGGCCGGGTGGGGGGATTGGTAACACACTATCTCGGGGCGGGCACCGGCTCGCCCCAAGCTCGAGACTCCGTCGGTTTACATTGTGTTCGCCCCGTTCCGGGGCTCACTCATTATATGACCCACGGCCTACGGCCTTGGGTCGAGTTTACCCGGACTCGACCCTTCGGGTCGAGGCTCTACCCGGGGAGGAAGCGCCCGAAGGGCCGCAGGGCTCGCGCGAAGGGCCGCAGGGCCGCAGGGCCGCAGCGATCGTCCCGGCCGGCTTGCGCTATTTGGGGGCGCCGCCGACCTTTTCGCTTGTGTGTTGGTTGTGATTCTGCTAAGGTTTCGGTGGGCGATTCTGCCCTTTTCAAATAGGAGGCTTGATCCATGGGGATCCACTTTTCCAAGATGACCGGCAAGCTTGACGGGTTGCGCGCCGTGTCCACGAATACCGTAACAAACGAATATTGCGTGAAGCAAAACGCCGAAGGGGGCGCGGATAATATCTGCACTAAATGCTATTCGCATGCCATGCTGCGCACATACCGCAAAAATATGGCCCCGGCCCTGCAGCGCAACAGCGATTACTTGGCGGCCGCAGCGCTTGACCCGGCGCAATTACCCTTTGTGGCAGACGCATTTCTGCGGATCAATGCCCACGGGGAACTGATCAACAGCACACATTTTGAGAATATATGCCGTTTGGCAGAGCGCAATCCGCATTGCGCCGTGGCCCTTTGGACAAAGCGGGTTGACATCGTCCGCCGCGTGCTGGCCAGCCGCAGCAAGCCCGCCAACCTGATCCTGATCTATTCCAACCCAAAGATTGGGCATATCCTTAGCGCGCCGCCGCGCGGGTTCCATCGGTCCTTTAACAACGTGCCGGAGGATATGGCACCGGAGCGTCAGAACTGCACGGGCCAGAAATGCAAGGATTGCATGCTGTGCTATACGATCGGGAACGGCGTGGATACGATCGTGGAAAAGGTCAAAAAATACTGAGGGACACGGTCCCCGGGCCACGGTCCGGGGATCCACTAGACAAGGAAAGGGAAAACATGGCGCGACGCAAAAAAAATGGAATAATTCGATACCGTAATTTTTTAATTATAAAAAGGAATTATGAAACAGCGGCCGTTTTTCAAAACGGCCGTTGTCTCGAATCCGGTTTTCCATCCATCCAAGCGGCGAGAAAGTGGGTTGAGGAGAAGGTATAGCAACGGCCGGGCGCCACGGCGCCCGGATCCACCCACCCGGGACAAGGTTCAGGAAACCTGAACTTAAGGGCCGCAAGATTCGGAAAACCCGAACATAGAGCCGCAGGGCCGCAAGGCGCAGGGCCGCAAGGCTGTGCGTTTTATTCATACATCGAGCCGCAGGGCCGCAAGGCTGTGCATCTCTGCGCAGAGGCGCAGGGCATACCACATTAACGCAACATCTTTCGTCTCGCACACCAGTCCAAGGCGCAAGGACCCCGATTCTTGGTCCAAATACGGGGACAGGAGGCGATAGGAGCTTGGACCGGGGGTCTTTTGCAAGAAAAACGAGAGGCCGTTATTGGCGAAACGCCTTGCATGCCAAGCCTTCTGATCCTTCGAGGCCAAGGAGGCGCTTTGCGACGCTGTGGTAAAATCAAGATCTGTGATGTCTTCCATCAAATTTTGTGGTGTTAAACCCTTTAACATTGAATCCGCCCAGTCTTGTTCGGAAAAACTGAACAAGTGTGGTCGGATTTTCAGGTTTTCAGAAGACAGACGTGGGGTGGAGCGGGGCGCCTTCAGCTCAACAAACGCTGATCCTGTGGACCATTGCAGTTCGAGATCGGGAACGCCGCCCCCGTGCCGGTTCTCAAGCCGGGTCGGGTTCATCCCCTTGGGCAATGACTTCCGCATCGATTGCCAGAGGTTCGCCTCGGGGCCCTTGCTCATTGGTCACATCCTCGTAACTGGCGTCGATCACAGAGAAAGCGCTGGGGTGTTTCTTGCGAAGGTCTTCAAGGCGCGCCAGCACTTGGTCCTTGGTCATGTCCTGCACGGTGCTGATGGTCTCCCGCCTGTCGATCGTCAGACCCCCGAGAGAGGCGCGGATCTTCTCAGCGTTGATGGCGGCGCTGAACTGGCCTTCGCCTTCGGCGCCACGGGACAGAGTGTACAGGCGCTTGAGCATGCCCTCCTTGGTCACACCGTAGCGGATTTCCATGTCTTCGCGCAGCTGTGCGATGTATGCCACCACTTGCGGAGAATCGGCAGGGTTCAAAAGCTGCCATGCCTGCTGCGCTGCCGCCTTCGGGCTGTACCCAGCCTCGATCGCCGCCTGCGTGGCGGAGCAATCGCCCTCGACAAACCGCTCCGCGAACCGGCGTTGCCGCATCGAGAGCTTGTGGCCGGTCTGGGCCTCGATCTCCAGCTCTTCCTGCGTCTTGTACGTCAGTTCTTTAGGGGCAGGCGCTTTGCGCTTGGGCATCGGAATCCTCCAGATGTGGGGCTCGACCCCCACAATACAACAACAACCCGCACCCCTCAAGACAGGGTTTTTCCAGCCCCTATAGTCTTTTTTTGGTTAGGTCAGATGAAACTTTGAGTTGACAAAAACCTAAAACCCGCAGTTGTGAGATGAGTATTCTACGTTTCTGCTGTAGAAAAAACAATCGATGTAGAAAGAGTGTAGAACACTTAAGTTACTGTAAAACATAACAAAAAAGGGGTTAAAACAGGGTTTTCTACGTTTCTACGGCAAAATCGCCGATTGAGTGGTGGAACGAGTCGACGCAACCGAAAAAACCCTTACGGGCCGTTTTTAGAACGAACCAAGAACCAAGAACCACCCTCTTGACACCACCCACACCAACAACTAACCTACAACCAAGCCCTCCTCACGGGGCTTTACACCGGACCAAGGTCCGAGAGCCAAGAGCCCCTGCATTTTGGTCCGGTGTGTATCAAGCAAAGGAGCAAGCATGACTTACAAAACCCTGTCCGACCTGACCCGCGCGATTGCCGACGAATCGCATCCGTTCGACATCCAATACCTGTCCAAGCTGATCAAGGTCTACTGGGACGCCCACGAGGCGTCCAAGGACCAAGGTTATGTGGGCGTGGGCTGCATTACCTGCGCCGAGGAGGCCCTGCAGCGGTATCAGGAGGACCATCCCCCTACCGGCGTCTCTGTCCCCCTCGGCGAGGCGGACCTGCGCCTCCTGCATGCCTTGGCCTCCACGGCCGGCACGACGCCCGAGGACCTAGCTTCTCGGTACTTGGCCGGGCGGATCACCAATGAGGCGCGCCAACTCATGGGGGGAAGCTGATGGCACATTCTTATGACTGGGAAGCCGGGATCGAGCCGATTTTTGGGGACGAGATTGATGAGATCAACGACAAGATGCCGGACAGCTTTCCGTATGAGGTAATCGGCATCGCGGTCGGCAACAGGGAAACGGGCGAGGCCGCATTCTTTTGCCGTATGTTGGACGCGTGTGCCCTCTTGGAGGCTGACTATCTTCAGGATGTGCTTGGCGACGTATCGGAGGCCTATGAGATGAGTTTATCCACGGAGGAGGACCAAGAAGCAAGGCTCGATGCTGCGTGGCGCGAGTGGCAATCCGAGGAGAGCCGTGACCGCGGTTACGACTTCGAGCTCTGCCGACGGCTGCGTGAGAAATACATGACACTGAAGGAGGAACTGCAATGCAAACAATAGACGAGAAGCTGGAGAACCTCGCGGCGTGGGCCGCGGACCAAGCTGATGTGCTCAACGACTGCCTACGTCATAAGGGCCCGCTGAAGGGCATCCGCCAGACGCCCAATGGCGATTGGTGGGCGGTATTCGAGGTTGAAGAGTGCAACATCCAAGACATCCTTGACCTTGCCAAGATGCTGAGCCGGGAGAAACAGCTATGAATGACTACACCGAGGCCTTGCACGAATTGAATGACGCGATCTATCGCGTCATCCGCGCCGCTGACAACGAGGACGGTGCGCCTGTGGCGGCGTTGCAAGAGATAGCCGCCGACATTGACTGCATCATCGACCACGGCATGACACGCCGTGCGTTCGAAGATGCTAAGGCGCTCTACGAGGGCGCGAAGCTGGCGGGGTTGGTGGGATGACCCGCTGCAATCATGACTGCAATCAGGGGCGAGAGTGAGCGTATGGCTAAGTGGGACTTGAGCAAGGCGACGTGCAAGCGTTGCGAAGAACTGGACGCCAAGCTGGCGAAGGCGGTGGAGGCTTTGCGCAACGTGGTCGAGGAGTATGATCTGTTCCGCAAAGATGAATACGAGCGGGGCATGTCGCCTTTGGACGACGAAATCCATGACGCCCGCACCACCCTCGCAGAACTGGAGGCCAAGACCGATGACTAATCCAGTCACCATCGTAAAACAAGGTCACCCGAATTGGGTCGTTTTGTCGGCTTTCTTTTTGGGCACTTGGGTAGGGGCTATTGTAGCACTTGCTGCGATTGTTCTTCGCTCGCAGAACTGAAAGGCACCGACACATGACCTTCTGGACCTTCCTGATCTTGACCTACCCCGTGCTGGGCGAGGACGCCGAGAGCGTCATCATGTTCCCCAGCATGAAAGCCTGCGGCGATGCAATGCCCGCGATCTACGAGCCGATCCGGCAAACCTATCCTGACAGCATGGCCCAGTGCCACGAAACGAGGGTGTTGTCGTCGTCACCGAGGCCGAGGGTCAGGCCTCACTGACCGTTTATTTCTTTTCTCAGGAGGCTAAGGAGAAGCCCGTTCAAGGTCCGATGTCCGCGCTTCTCCATCATGATGGCAACCTTCCACTTTTCGTCGCTCGTCAGCTTGTCGACAATCCGGGTCCCGGCCCTGAGCCGAGGTCCACGCCGCAAGGAGTAACCATCTACCGGATTTGAATTCGGATCCGCGCCACCATAACCACTCAGCTCAAGGAGATTCCCCTTGTCATATTCCTTGATAAACCTGTTCCGTATCGTACTTGGGGCATAACCCATTGTTTCAGCTATCTTTTTGTAGCTGCAGCCCTGCCTGCGAAGTTCGATCGCCCGGTCGAAATCCACTTGAAACCCTCCGCTATGTTGTTTATCCTTAACAACATATGCACAAACCATAACAGGAGACAAGATGTCCGAGAATCAAAAAATGAGGATCCTGATCACGAACATGACGATCAAGGACGACGCCTTCGGTGCGGTGCCGGAGACTGGTGACGGGGTTTACATCCCACCCGGGGTCACCCGTGCAGCCAAGCTTGTCGCTGGCGAGTATCGCACGGTGACGGTGGTTCCGAACAACCCTGAACGACAGTCGAACACGAAGTGGATGGGCATTTATGTCGATCCGCCGGAGACGGAGATGCCGGAGGCGCACAAGGACCAAGGTCCGGGGTCCGACATCTACGACATGATGGAAACGATCCTGTCTGCCCTCGACGACCCGGAGCTCGGTTATCTGACCACGGCCGAAGCGGCCAAGGAACTTGACGTCGACGTCAACACGGCGCGCGACGTCCTCAACCGCCTGTTTGCCAAACAGAGAGTGGCCCGTGCGGACGTGCACTATGGGTCGAACAAACGCGCCTGCAACGTCCTGTGGGCCAAAAAACCGGAGGACTTCCTGTGAACATTCATGAGATCGTCGAGTATCTGGAAGACGAAATGCCGGACCGCTTGGAACCGGAGCAGCTCGCTACGTTCATCTTGACCATTCTTCACGGCTATCTGGAAAAGCCCGAGATCGTGGTGGCGTTTCTTCGGGCTGTGGTCAACACCATGGAAAAGAACATGGACGCGATCAAGGAGCACATGGACGATGTGGCCGACGAGTCTTGAGGCCTTCATCGAAGCAATGCACGGCGTCAGCGTGATCTGGCGCCCTGCATTCAAGGACCAAGAGCCACCCTTTTAGGAGAAGGAACCAATGACCAAGATACCAGAACCAATCCTCAACATCCTCGATGAGCACGACGTGGAATATGAGCTCGTGAGCAAAAAGAAACATGATATCCTGTATATCGGCGGCCATATGGCTTGCGCCTTGTCGCACGGGAGCAAGGTGAAGGAGCGAACGATGAAGAACACGATCAGCCGGGTGCGGCGGCTCATAAGGGGCCTTGGATGACTCGATGCGTCGTGAAGGGCTGCGGCACCAAAACGCCGCCGGGCACTCAGCTCTGCGAGCGCTGCCACGTCATGCTGTCCCGCGGCGTGCTCATGCAGTCACCGGCGTGGTTCGCGACGGAGCTGGAGTTTCTGAACACTCAGAATTACCACGCCATGGAGCAGGTCAGAAAGCTTCACGACAGGGTGAACGAGCTGATGGAGGAGAAATGAACGAGGAACTGTACGCGAAACATCTGTGTTCATTTGCGGTGGTCGAAAACGCCAGAATGAAGCAGAACATGGTGGGGCAGGAGCAAGGCGTTTGGCATCGAAGCAAGCCACTGGCTCCGGAAAAACTTCTGGCCGCGGCCAAGGCTCTTTATCGGAAAAGCAGTTTGACAGCGTCGGACCTAGCGCACATTCTAGAACTGCCCCACCCCAGCGCACATGCGCTCCTGATTCGTCTGGAACGCGCTGGCCTTGCAACCTCGGAGCTTCACAGAGATGCGAGAATACGGATATTCACCGCCAAGCACTGAGGAGTTCTTGGCCTACATGGACGCGATCGGCATGGTGTCGCCGCCCTGTCTCACAGGCTCGCAGGTCGTGAGCCTGTTGGCCACGATCCTGCGCAACTACTGCGATCCGGATAACGACGCGCAACTACAGCGCATCGCCGACGCTGCGGTCACGACTGTCATAGAATGCGAGGCGCAGATCGCTTTGGACTGCGCTGTCGGTCCGGAAGACGGGGTTCACTGATCCCCGTCTTCACTTTCTTTTGAGGCGACACAAACCTCATGGCTCTGTGCCTCTGCATCCCACACCTCCGACCAGCAGTTGTCGTCGAGAAACTGCCGGACTTGGAAGAACGGGATGGCCAAACCAAGGTGCCCGTTGCCCGGTGCGGCAGCCGCTGGAACGCCAATCAGCTCTCCCGCTGCGTTGAACAAAGCACCGCCGCTGTTGCCGCCCGTGATGCCTGCGTCCACCTGAATGAACGGCACCTCGGCCTCGGCCCAAGACACGCGGAACATTCGATTGGTTGACGAGATCACGCCGCGTGTGACCGTGGCATCAAGGCCCAGAGGGTTTCCGACAACAGTCACCTCCTCGCCGCGCTCCACCACATCTCCGGCAAATACCGTGGCGGCGATACTGTTGGGTAGATCGGCCCGCACCTGCAGCAGGGCCAGATCGCTTTCCTGCCACCGCGCAACAAGTTGGGCCTTGTATCTGGCCTCACCGACAAGGCGGTAGTCCTCATACATCCGCTGCGACACGTCCATGTCGCGCAGTTCCTCGACCTGCTTCTGGACCACCGTGCCGTCATCCTCGACCACCTCTTTGCGGCGTTTGATAACCGCATCGCCAATGCAGTGATGATTGGTAAGGATAAGCCGATGTTCCAGCGAGATCAGAGTGCCGCTGCATCCGCGCCCGACGATGAAATTGGCGCTGTTGATGGTCTTGTTCATATCTTCAACGGTCCAAGCCGCCGCGACATTCGCGGTAAGCAAGGCTGCCAGAAGAGACAGGATTCGAAATGCCATGTCATGTTCCTTTGCTGGTTGCCCAAGAATCATGACACAAAATCAGCTTTTCGTGAAGTAACGAAGCCAGCTTCGCCGACAGTGGCGCCTGCCTACCAATAAAACCAGTGCTGACCAACCCCTGTCCAGCCGCTTGTGCCATGCCCAAGCGCACCACGAACAGTCACGCCCGGTCAGGGCGCGATGGGTTATCAGAGAGATGTCTTGCCATCGCATAACGCCGCCCACGTTTCGTTGGCTATGATGATATCGCGTAGAAGCATATTATCGTTTTCGGAAAGCCAGATGACGGTTCGACTGTCGTCAAAATATAGCGGCGAAGCTATATCGCAGTAGCTATTCGTCTCGATCTGGGCGCACCCAGCGCTGTGCCCGATCAACAAAATAAGGATCATCCATGATCTCATCGCGTACATCCTTTGCCTTGCGCATGGCATCAATGCGGCGCCTGTTGTGCTCGTTCTCGACCTCGTCCCGGCCCGCGCTCTTACCTTTGAGGTAAATGCCAAACAGGCCGGCGGCGAAGGCGGCGACGCCAATGGCGTATAACTGGAGCCGACCGAACATCAGCGCCAACCCGCGGCCCAAGCCTTCAGCCGCTCGCGCATGATCCATATAGCCAGTAGTGCCACGGCGCCGACCAAGCCGAGCGCCACAAGCTGCGCCGTCCCGTCGAGCGCTGCAAGCGCACCTAGGCCGCCGCCCGCCGCCGTAGCGAGCTGCGCCGCAGATGCCTGTACTGTCTTGGACTGTACGGGGTTTGTACGTACATGGCGATGCTTGAGCCAAGGTCCAACCTGAAAGCCCGGGCAAGCCTTGGCGCTGACATCGTTATGACCGATGATCTTGTGGATCGGGTACTTGGCCTCAAGCTCTTGGATCAGGGCGCGGAGTGCGCTCTCTTGCTCGGCCGTGAAATTGTCGCTGAAGTCGTCGTTGCGGGTGGACCCATGACCCCCGAACAGGCTGATGCCGATGCTGGTGGCGTTGTGGCCTTTGGCATGGGCCCCGGCCCGCTCGATCGGACGACCTCGGACCACGGTGCCGTCGCGATCGATCAGGTAGTGGTATCCGATATCCGACCAACCACGCCCAGATACGTGCCAGTCTCGGACCTCGCGGACTTTTTCCTCGGCCGATTTGCTGGCCCACCACTCCGGTCGAGTGGCTGTGCAATGTACCACGATGGTGTCGATCTTACGCATGCGCTTGTATCCTGCTAACAACTGACCTATAACACAACCTAGCACAAATTTGTATGGAGAGCACTATGGCGCAGAAAGAAAAGCCACGGTTTCAAAACGTCGCGGTGCCCGTCGAGGACCACGCATTGCTCAAGGAGCTAGCGGACTACGAACAAAGGTCCATGGCCCGGGAGCTGAGCGTCTTGATCCGTGAGGCCTATCGCCAGATCGTTCAGGGTCACCCGGTCTGACGGCCGAACGTCCGTCTAGCAAAGGCCGACGCCGTATACCAGCCGTTGCGTAGGAAGACAAACTCATCGTCCTGAAGTTCGATCAGAGCTGCCCGGATCTTTTCTTCGTCTTCCCCCAAGAGCTGAGCTAGGTCTTCCAACCGCATCCAGTCCGGATTCTTTGCGTCGAGCAAGGTTTGCAGCACGTGTGGCTTTTGCAGGGTCATAGTCAAACGTCGGCTCCTTATCCTTGGTGATCCACTTCGGGAACGCTTTCATCAGTTCTTCGTGGCTACTCGCGGCCATAGGTCCGAGGAGCATCCACGAAATGCTGGGCGGCAGCTCGGCCCAGTACGAGAACCGTTGCGTGGCCTCCCCGCGTTTGAGGATACCACGCTTGTACTCGATGGCGATCTTGTTCATCTGCCAGAGCGCCATCTTCTCTTCGTTGGTGTGAAGACCTACTTCGTCTTCGGTTTCAGGCTCAGCCATTCGCGTGCCTTTTCTCCCAAAACCTTGGCGCCCATGTCTATCTTGTTGCGCAGGTTCTCCACGATCTTCTCGTCGATCGTGCCTTCGGCAACCAGATCAATATACGTCACCGGGTTTTTCTGGCCAATCCTGTGCGCTCTGTCCTCCGACTGGATTCGGGTCTCAAGGTCGAAATCGTTGGCATAGTATACCACGGTCGAAGCAGCTGTCAGCGTGATGCCGTAAGCACCGGTCTTGTTCGAGATGAAGAACCGGGTTTTGGCGACAGGATCTTGGAAGTTTTTGACAGCAAGCTCTCTTGCTTCCACGCTGGTATCACCAAAGTAGGTGACGGCAGAGCCCTCGCCGTACTCTTTGTTGAGCGCTTGCTCGATCTGTTTGATGTCGTGCCTGAACCGGGAGAAGATGATCATCTTGCCAGAGGTTTCGGCTGCGATCTCCAACAGCGCATCCATCCGCCCGGACGGGAACGTCATCAGCTCCCCATCATCTGTCATGAGATGCCCGGACATAACCTGCTGCAAGCGCAGCATGAGCGTGATGACCTGCGGGGTCGACACCGTGTCGCCCTCTTCCAGCAAAAGGAACCCCTCCTGCCGAAGCTGGTCATACATCTGCCTTTGCTCTTTCGTGAGCGTGATGTATCGAGCGGTATACGTTTTCGGCGGAAGATCCAGACAATCCTCTTTCAGCACCCGGTAACTGAAACTATCGATCTTGCGGGTTAGCTCTTCCAAATTTTGATAGCCGACCACCTGCTGGAAAGAGTGCGCACCCATGGTCCGGCGTTGGGTGATCGCGTACCGGCCCTGAAATGAATAGAAGCTGTTGTAGCCCAAGAGCCAAGGTCCGAGAAACGCGGCCTGTGAATAGATATCCATGGGCTCCTTGGTGATCGGCGAACCCGTCAGGATGCGGCGATACTTGAACCCACTACCAATCTTCATCAGCGCCTTGGTCCGCTTGGCCTTGTGGTTCTTGATGGTCGTGCTCTCGTCGATTCCGATCAGGCCCCGAGGTCCGAGGTTCTTGGCCAGCCACTCGCCGGCGCCCTTGCCTTTGATCGTGGAGAACGCTTCGACGTTCATGACAAAGATTGTCAGGCCATCGAACTTCTTGTTGATGCCCCGCAGCTCCGCTTGCTCCGCCTTGTTGGGATTGGCGACCCAGCGGATGACCCGATGGGGTACATCCTCGGGAAAGTGTTCAGGAATCTCCTTGTTCGTCCAGTTGCGATACACGCCTTTGGGTGCGATGATCAGAGCGAAATCGATCTCCCCTTGCAGGTAGAGATTCGAGATCGTATCGATAAGGACCTTGGACTTGCCGGCGCCCATCTCCATGAAGAAAGCGTAGGCGTCTCGGTCCATGCTGCGCTCCAGTGCGGTGACCTGATGAGCGAAGGGTTCAGTTTTATATTTCCAGTTGACAGTCATCTATTCCTCCTTTACGGTCACAACTTACGAACAACAAGCATGTTCGTCAACCCTGAAACCTGAAGAGGAGAAACTTATGTCAGACGACATATTCGAAGATATCTTTGACGAGGCGGAAGCCCTCCAAAGTATCGATGGTGACACCACCACGCAGCTCTCCGGCCACGTCCGGCAGTTGCGGTCGATCGAGCAGCAGATTGCTGACGCCGAAGATCACATCAAGGCGTTGAAGCAGCAAAAGCACAGCCTGTCGACCGAGATCATTCCCAACATGATGGACCAGATGGGCGTCGAGCGCCTTGATGTCGATGGCGTGTCAGTCGTTCGCAAGAACATCGTGCATGCGTCCATCCCGCCTGCGCGGAGGGAGGAGGCCTTTGAGTGGCTGCGTCAACACGGCCATGACGACATCATCAAGAACGAAATCACTTGTTCGTTCGGCCGTGGTCAGGATAACGAGGCTGGCCATGTGATGGGTGCGCTGCGCGAGCAGGGCTACGACCCGCAGCAGAAAGTGCAGGTCCACCCCATGACGCTCAAGGCCTTCGTGCGCGAGCAGATCGAGCAGGGCTCCAACATCGATCTTGAGATGTTTGGTGCCTACATCCTCAACACCGCAGAAATCAAAAGGAAGTAAGCCATGAGCACCGCAGTAGCAAAAGCCAAGACCACCGAAGTGTCCGCCGACCTGATGGACGACATCTTTGACAACGCCGGCGATGGCGCGTCGTATGACAGCTCGGAGATGCAGATCCCGTTTGTCCGCCTGCTGCAGGCCCTGTCGCCGCAGCTCAAGAAGAAGGACCCGCAGTACATCGACGGCGCCTCGTCCGGTGATATTTTCAACAATGTGACCGGGCAGTTCTGGTTGGGGGAAGAGGGCATCACCGTCGTTCCCTGCTATCAAACCACCAAGTATCTGGAGTTTACACCGCGCGAGCAGGGCGGTGGCTTCCGTGGCGAGATCGCACCGAATGACCCCCGCCTGCAGAGCACTACCCGCAACGGCGGCAAGGAACTCCTGCCCGACGGCAACGAGGTGGTGAAGTCGGACCAGCATTTCTGCCTTATCCTCGAAGAAGATGGCATGACCCAGCCGGTGGTTATCGACATGAAGTCGACCCAGCTCAAGGTCAGCCGCCGCTGGAAGACGCAGATCGCGATGAAGAAGATCAAGCATCCGAAAGATGGCCGCCTGATCACTCCTCCTCTCTATGCGTCGATGTGGAAGCTGCGCTCGGTCGAGGAGTCCAACGAGAAGGGGGACTTCGCGAACTGGGTGGTCGAGGGTATCGGTCTTGTCGACGACAAGAACGTGTTCCAAGAGGCGAAGGCTTTCCGGGAAAGCGTGCTGGCTGGCGCCGTCAAGGCACAGGCGGAAAGCCACCCCGTCGACACCAACGAAACCCCGGGTGCCGCTGGCGGCGGTGGGTACTCGGACGACGATATACCTTTTTAAGTATATCGTCCGGGGCGGCGCAGCTGCGAGGGACTGCGCCGCCCTCCTTTTCTTTATCAGGAGCAGAGCATGAACACCGCCGCACGTTTCATGTCTGCCTTTGAGGGGTCCGAGGTGGCCCACGGGCAGACAACGGTAGGAAGAACCACCCGGCTTGGGAAAGCGGAAGCAAAAAGCTTCGTGGTCCGAGAGCCGATGACCGAGGATCTCGTAACGTCACACCTGAATGGTGGTCAGGGGATCGGGTCTATTCCGATCAACTCGAACAACATGTGCAAGTTTGGCGCCATCGACGTCGACGACTACGACCTGAACCTGCAAGACGTGGTTGCCCGTGTGTGGTCCGCCGGCCTGCCCCTTGTCATATGCCGCTCCAAGTCGGGCGGCGCACACATCTACCTGTTTCTCAAAGAGTGGGAGAAGGCGTCCGTGGTCCGAGAGTATTTGACCGAGGCTGCCGCACTGCTGGGTTTCGCCGGCCGTGAAATCTTCCCCAAGCAAGACGCCGTGCTGCACGACAAAGGCGACGTGGGCAACTTCATCAACCTGCCGTACCACAACGCCCAGCGCTCGATGCGCTATGCTCTCGACGCCAGCGGCAACGCAATGTCGGTCGAGGAGTTCTTGGACTTGGTTGATCAGAAGCGGTGCAACCTGACGGATCTGGAAACGGCGCTGGCTGAGCAGCGACCGGACGTTGCCGAGCTGGCCGAGTATCCACCCTGCATTCAGTCCCTTGTGGCGCTGGGAGTGTCGGAGAACAGAAACAATTTCATGATGCATGCCACCGTGTCGATCAAGAAGGAACGGCCGGACGACTGGGAGGATGGGGTCGACGAGTTCAATCGACGCTACATCAACCCGCCGCTCAGCTCAAAGGAGCTGCAGGAGACTGTCATCAAGTCCCACCGTCGGAAGGACTACGGTCATCTCTGCGACCAAGCGCCCATGGTCAACTTCTGCGACAAGGCCAAGTGCCGCATGTGCAAGTTCGGCATCGGCGGGGGCGGCGGCTCATCTTTCATGCCGGTTCTGACGGGCCTGACCATCATGAAATCCGATCCGCGCCTCTACTACGTCAACGTCGACGGGGAGCGTATTGAGCTGACGCTGGACGAGTTGAACAGTCCGAGGGAGTTTCAGAAGAAATGCCTGAAGGAGTTGAACCGGCGCCCTGACGTCCTCAAGGACAAAGACTGGGGCGCATTGGTCAATGGCCTTATGGCCGAGGCTACAGAGGCGGATGTCGCGCCCGAGCTCACAACCAAGGGCCAGTTCATGGAGCTGCTGGAGCAGTTCTGTACCAGCCGCACCCGCGCCATGGCGCCGGAAGAACTCGTAATGGGCAAGCCTTGGACAGACAAGGGCGTCACCGCGTTCAAAATCCAAGGGCTGATGGAGTTCTTGAAGCGGAAGGATTTCAAGGCGGTGACGCGTCCGCAAGCCCAGCAATACATCAAGGATCTGAGCGATGACCCGGACAAAGCCATCACCGTGATGAAGGTCAAGAAGGAGGACGGCACATACGCTTCTGTGCGGGTGTGGAAGGTGCCGGCTTTTGACACGACGGAAGTGCAACTAGACATAGAGGACGCCGATGCCCAAACAGACGTCCCGTTCTGATCGCGAGCTAGTAGACATTTTAGCTAAGGTGGCTGGGCTTCTGAACACGTCGCCCGCCTCAGTCATGCAGTTGCTGGAGAACGCCCAGTTTCCGGCGCCGGAAGAGCGGATGATCAAGATCAGCCAGATCGCCGCGTGGTTTGGGGTGTCCGAGGCGGTGATCTACAAATGGGTGCGGGACGAACAATTCCCTCCCCCTGTCAATCTCGGCCGGGCGGATGACCCGTTCGCCACCAAGCGGTGGTATTACAAGGAAGTGCGCGAGTGGCTGCATGGCCGCCCGCGAGGAACTGGAAAGAAAAACGTGAGGCAACAAAATGCGAAATAGCACCCTGATTTTAGGACCTCCCGGCTGCGGCAAAACCTATCGCCTAATGCAGATTATCAACGAGGCCTTGTCCCGAGGAATTTCTCCGTGGGAAATCGGCTTTCTTTCTTTCACCAGAAAGGCTGTCAACGAGGCCCGCGATCGCGCAGCCCAAGAGTTCGGTTTCCTACCCAAAGACATGCCGTACTTCAAGACCCTGCACGCCCTCGGCTTCCACCTGCTTGGCCTCAAGAAGGAGGACGTGATGAGCGCTGCCGACTGGCGGGCTTTTGCCGATGAGCTGGGCATGGAGATCAATGGGGAGAAGGCGGACCTCGACGACCTGAGCGGCCTCGTGAACAGCGCCGCTGGTGGCGGGGACAAGTATCTTCGGATCATCGAACGGGCTACCATGCGGATGGTCTCCTTGGAACAGGAGTTCCGGGATGCAGATGACTACGATCTGAGTTTTGCCATGCTGCGAAAGATCAGCAGCCTGCTGCAGGTCTACCGACAGCAGCTCGGCAAGGTGACATTCGTCGACATGCTGAGCATGTTCGTTGATTTCGGCGAGGCGCCCCGGCTCAAGATGTTGATTATCGACGAGGCTCAGGACCTTGTCCCCTTGCAGTGGGCCATGGTCAAAAAGCTCATGGACAACGCCGAAGAGGTGTACTTCGCCGGCGACGATGACCAAGCCATCCACCGCTGGGCGGGTGTTGATGTGAGGCAGTTTCTTGAGTGCTCGCCCAAAATCCAGATCCTCGAGCAGAGCTACCGCCTTCCGCGTTCCGTCTTCGACCTGTCCCAGCGCATCGTCCACAGGATCAAGGACCGAGTTCCAAAAACCTACCACCCAACCACCCGAGAGGGCAGGGTGGTGTTTGAACCGGACCGGGAGTTCCTTGACCTGACCCAAGGTTCATGGACCTTGATGACGCGCGCGAACTACATGGCTCAACAATGGGGCGAGTCACTGCGAGACGACGGGTTTATGTTCAGCATCAACGGCCGGCGCAGCATTCGGGAATCGCTGACAGACTCCATCGCACTGTGGCGGCACTTGGCCGGTGGCGGCAGCATCTACGCTGGAGAGATGAAGAAGCTGTATGCACAGACGGCGCCCGGCGTACTGCAACGCGGGGCCAAGAAACTTCTTGAAGCAGCAGACCCGCAAATCGCATATAACATCTCCGATTTGCAAGGTAGCTTTGGGCTACAGGCCGGTGACAATGCAGATGCATTGTCCGTGATTAAGATGAACGATCGCGAGAGAACTTACATCCGAGCGCTTGAGCGCCGGGGTGAAGACGTGACCCAAGAACCAAGGATCAAGGTCGGAACAATCCACAGCAACAAGGGCGGGGAAGACGACAATGTGGCCGTGGACCTTGGGTCGACACGCGCGGCCGTCGAATCTCGGTTCCCGGACGACGAACATCGGGTCTTTTATGTGGGTTTCACACGTGCTAAGCACAACCTGCATGTAATTCAAAGCGGTATGAGGAATAGATATGACATCTGAGTTTTCGTTCGAAGAGCGGCGCCTTTGGGACTGGGCCGTGGACATGGCCAAACATGTTGCCAAGCTGAGCAAAGATCCAAGTACCAAGGTTGGCGCTGTGATCTTCGACGACAAACGGCGCATTGTTTCGGCCGGCTACAACGGGTTTCCTCGCGGCGTCCAAGACAGCCACGCCCGGTTGCATGACCGCGAAACCAAGCTCAAGATGACCGTGCATGCGGAGAAAAACGCTATGGCCTTTGCCACGGCCCCGCTCCACGGATCGACCCTGTTCTGCACACACCCCTGCTGCACCCAATGCGCAGCCATGGTGATCCAGAATGGGGTCAAGCATGTCTGCTGGCCGAAACCAGAGCCGGCCTTTGTCGAGCGCTGGGCGGATGATATGACGCTGTCGATGGAAATGTTCATGGAAGCAGGAGTGTACGTTCATGTCGGGTGATCCCAGTCGAGAGGAGCTGATTGCTGCGGGTGGCCACAAGGACGATCGCGGCAAGGTCCGCATGGAGCTTATCCCGCCCGAGCTTCTTGAGGCTGTGGGCGACATCCTGACATTTGGCGCTGAAAAATATGCCGATCGCAACTGGGAGCACGGCATGAAGTGGTCTCGGCCGTTTGGCGCCATGATGCGGCACATGTGGGCGTGGTGGGGTGGTGAACAAAACGACCCTGAAACAGGGCGGTCGCACCTTTGGCATGCAGCTTGCTGCATCGCGTTCTTGGTGGCGTACGAGCAGCGCAGCGTGGGTGAAGATGATAGGTGGAAAGGCCCGCTGTCGTGAGGCCGATTTACGAAACGGACCAAGACCTCCGCAATGAGCGGGACATCATCGATGCTCTCAATAACTTGTGGGGGACCCAAGCTCACAAGATGCCGAGGGCATATAGCTTGGACTATCTCCTGACCCGTGGGCCGAACGCTGTTGCTTTCGTCGAGATTAAACGCCGGCAAGTGCCCAGCTGGCAGTACGACACTTTGATGATCTCCATGGCCAAGATTTTGAAAGGCCGGGCGATCACCCGTGAGACGGAGCTTCCGTCACTGCTTGTGGTGAAGTGGAACGACATGGTGGGCTATGTGTGTATGTCTGAGATCGACATGGATATTCAGGTCGGCGGCCGCAGAGATCGAGGGGACGCACAGGACATCGAGCCAGTGTGTATGATACCGGTCAAGAACTTTCGGAGAATACAGGCGTGAAAGACAAGTATGACACAGGCACGGATGACTTCCTGCTTAAACTGGACATCAACAACATCGAGACCGAGTGGTCGGCGCCCACCGAGTTTCCAGACTTGACCAAACACAAGACGATCGCCATCGACCTTGAGACCCGGGACGACGGCCTCGGCGCAAACAAGGGGCCGGGCTGGGCCACGAACGATGGATACGTCGTCGGTATCGCCGTGGCCGCCGGCGACTTCCACGGCTACTTTCCAATCCGCCATGCCAATGGTCCAAATCTGGACTTGACGATGACCCTTGGATGGCTACAAGAGCAGATGGATACCCCGGGCATAACGAAGGTGTGCCACAACGCGCCTTACGATATCGGGTGGTTGATGGCCGAGGGAATCAAGGTCCAAGGTCCGATAATCGACACCCTGATCGCCGCGCCTCTGGTGGACGAGAACCGGTTCAGCTATCGCCTTGACCTGTTGGGCAAGGAATATATCGGCATGCGCAAGGACGAGAAGGTCTTGCGGGCTGCCGCAACCGAGTGGGGCATCGATCCCAAGGCGGAAATGTGGAAGCTCCCTGCCCGGTTTGTCGGCGGCTACGGCGAACAAGACGCCGTCATGACGCTCAAGCTGTGGGAACACCTTAAGGCCGAGATCGAGAAGCAGGACCTGTGGTCGGTGTTTGATCTTGAGTCTCGCGTGTTGCCCGGCGTCATCGACATGCGGGCCCGAGGCGTGCGGGTGGATCTCGATCAGGCGGATCGATCGCGAAAGATTTTGCGTCAGCGGAAGCAAGAGCTGCTGGCATTCGTCAAGGATAAGACGGGCATCGAGGTCGAGGTGTGGGCGGCCGAGAGCATCAAGAAGGTGTTTGAGGATTTGGGGCTTCCCTATCCTCGGACCGAGGCCGGAGCGCCGTCCTTCACAAAAGATTTTCTGAAGGACCATCCGAACGAGGTGGCGCAGACGATCAACAAGATCCGCGAGGCGGACAAGGCGGACAGCACGTTTATTGACAGTATCCTGAAATATGAGCACAAGGGTCGCATCCACTGCGAGATGCATCAGCTGCGCAGCGACGACGGGGGCACGGTGACCGGCAGGTTCAGCTCTTCGAGCCCCAACCTGCAGCAAATTCCAGCGCGCGACCCGGAGATCAAGAAGCTGATTCGCGGCATCTTTGTGCCGGAGGAGGGCGAGCGGTGGGGCAGCTTTGACTATGCATCCCAAGAACCGAGGCTCTTGACCCACTTTGCCGCCAGCCTGCCGCCGCGCATGCGTGGCACGATGGTCGATGAGATCGTCAAGGAATTCCACGAGGGCAACGCCGACCTGCACCAAATGGTGGCTGACATGGCCGGGATCAGCCGGAAGGAAGCCAAGACGGTGAATCTCGGCATCATGTACGGCATGGGGAAGGGCAAGCTCGCCAACCAGTTGGGAATCTCAGAGGACGAAGCGAAGCGACTGCTGGATCTGCATCAGGAGAAGGTGCCGTTTGTCCGTATGCTGGCCACGGTCGCCAGCGATCAGGCCGAGCGCAATGGGCAGATACGAACGGTCCATGGGCGGCTGTGCCGGTTCGACATGTGGGAGCCGCGCAGTTTTGGATACAGCAAGCCGCTGAAGTACGAAGAGGCCGTCAAGGAGTACGGCACGGTTGGTCAAGGTATCCGCCGGGCGTTCACCTACAAGGCCCTCAATCGCTTGATCCAAGGTTCGGCGGCCGACCAGACGAAGCTGGCGTTCGCGCAATGCTACGAGGCGGGGCTCAAGCCCATGCTGCAGGTCCACGACGAACTGTGCTTTTCCATTGCAACCGACGAGCAAGCAAACGAAATAGTCGAAATCATGGAGAACGGTCTGGAGCTCAGGGTGCCGAGCAAGGTAGACGTCGCCCTTGAAAAAGACTGGGGCGACGTCGACTGATCACTGCTGCTGGCGCTGGAAGATTTCCATGTTCCGCAGCCGGTCAATCAGGTTCCCGCCCATGAGTTCTGGGGCGGGCGGCTGCCGGGTTGCTGCGGGCGCCGGCGCAGGTTCACCGAACAGGGGTGTGAGACTCGGCGCCGGTTGGGCCACCGGCACAGCAGCGGCCGGGATGAAATCCTCCCCTAGACCAACGGCATCTAGATTGGTTTCGGGGGTTTCTTGTCGCCGCCGACGGAACTCTTCCGGCGCCAAACGCTGACCCCGACGCTCTGCTGAAAGCCGGTTAAGCTCGCCCCACGGAACATCCTCCGTCACGCGGCGACGACCCTCGACATTTGTTTGCATGGCCACGTCTTTGCGAATCTCGTCTGTTGCCAGCCCCGGCATAAACTCGCCCCGCATGATCACGTTGACCTCGTCCTTACCAAGGTTACCCTTCTGTATGAGGTTGCGGCGAATCTCTTGATCCGACAAACCTAGTTCGCGATAAGCAAGGATCTCATTGTACAGCTTCGACTGCGACCGATACAGAGAGTCGAGGTAATTACCCCATGCGTTGAGCATGTCTTCGGGTGTCGTGTCAGCACGTCGAATAGCGCGATAGGCGACTTTCTTTGCGTCGCTTCGCAGCGGGCCATACTCATATGCCGCAAACTCGGCGTCCTTTTTAAGATCGATCTCCATCGGCGTGAAGCCCGTGATTTGACGACCGATTTCCTCCGCCACATTGTACTCTTGGGCACGCGGGCCCGGAGTTTCGGTCATCGCACGTATCAGTCTACCCGGCTCAATGTCCCCTCGCTGCCCCGAAACGCCAAGCTTCACAATCGCGGGGATTACGGAATCTACGACATGCACAAACCCCTGCGAGGCTTTTGTGCCCCAAGAGTCAGAAGGGTTGTAGATCCGTGCGCCCGTCTGGGTCACACCCCCACGGCCAATGCCCAAGGACCCCGGCCCGGACGACGGGAGGGCGTCGCGCACCCGCTCAAAGAAAATTGCCTCTGAGGCAAACGGATCAGCGAGTGCGCCCACCAAGTCGTAAACACTACCCCCGATCTGCTGGACCTCGTTCTGGTCCAACCGACCTCGTTCTTGGTAACCTCGCAGAGCAGCTTGGACGGCATCCGTGACGAACGAATATGGGGCCACATAGCTTAGGTTGATGTATTTGATTTTGCCGTCGCCGCTGAACTCAAGGGGGACAAGGTCCTGCCCCTTTTGGAAGTAGTCTGCCTGCTCGTGCAATCGATCCATCTGCTCGTCGGTCATGCCAGTGGCGTTTTGACCCGCACGAACAATAGCCTTGGGTACGATCGTTGCGACGGTAAGAAGTCCGGTGAGTCGCTGGGCGCCATGCGCCCGTGTCGCGCGCACCAGACGTTCCGCGGCCTCTTGGCCCAGCTCGCGCACCAGCTCATCGTCCACCTGCGCGGCAAGCTCCTTCACCCCCTGCTCTAGGATGTTCCCCATGTTGCGGATGTTTTCGGAGGCAAAGGAGGTGAAGTTACCGAAAGGCAAAAGCCGGTCCGCGGATCGAACGGCCAAGCCGATCTCACTATACGTGGGCATAAACTTGCGCGTTCTATCGGCGGCAGCCACTTCAAAAGAGTCCAGCGTTCTTTTTGCGCGACCGCCGCGCCCGGCGCCGGCCAAGTCACCGACCAAGTCCAGTTCAGATCGTGTGCGATCCACGAGGCCTGAACGCTCAAGCCAGCTGAACACTACGCGCTCGTCGTCAGCGCTATTGGCAACGGAGCCTACAAGCTCGCGCAACTTTGCCTCCTCGCTCAGCAGGACGCGCGCCTTGGCCAATGCGTCCGCCCCCTGTGTGGTTTTCTCAAAAAACTCCAGCATCGGTGCCATGATCGGCGTTTTGGTCTCCAGTGTTTCGATGGCTGAGCGAAGGCGCTGCGGGGCCCCGAACTTCGGACCCTCTTTCTGGATGCCCTGCAGGGTGCGCAAAAGGACGTTGCTGTCTGTCACCCCGACAAGATCGAGCTTCCTCGCCAGCGCGTCCGTCCCCTCTTGGTCGAGACCCTGCAGGCCCCGAAAGATTGTCAGCAAAGACTGGCTCTCGGTTTGGCCAAATCCGGACGCCGTGTTGCCGCTGGCGATGGTCATGAGTTTATTGCCTATGATGTCCCGGACCCGAGAGGCGGGGTTCGGGACGATCGTCATCTTTTGCGTCAGGCCCTTCATCTGGTTCAGCATGGCGCCGACCTGACTGATCGGGTTCATGTTCAACTGCAGCGGGGCGTTCAAATTGTCGTAGAGCTCTTTCGGAACGTACATGCCGCTCAAGGCGCCAAACCGGCCGCCGGCAATGTCATTCAGGTCTTCATCACCAAGCTTGATGTAACCCTCCTCCCGCAGCTTTGTGGCGGCATCGTCCAGCAGCGCTTGGTTTGATTTCCCTGCGCCAATGGCCACAGAAAGATCCGCGAACTCTTTTTCGATGTTCCCGCTTTTTGCCCCGGGCAAATAAACGTATGCCGGCCGAAGGCCGGAATCAATTCTTGCCAACCCCTCGGCTGCGGGTATGGCCGTACGGGCTTGCTGGTTGTAGAACCGAAGACTGGTGTTGAGTGTGGCCATCTGATCAAGCATGTAGCCCAGTCTTTCTCTGGGGTCGGTAAACTCCCCAAGCAATGCGCGCACTGGGGCGTATTCCATAAGGGGCACTCGCTCCTGCAGTATCCCTTTTTCAAGCTTAAAGATGGGGGTGTCCTGCAGGGTGACGCCGCGCTGCTCCCCGAGAACCTCCTTGCGGATTTGATTCAACCTTTTGTTTATTTGCTTTTGAATTACTTCGGGGGTTAAGTCCACGTCACCGATCGGTTTCAAGTTCAGCATGTCGAGCAGCGTTTTTTGTGCGGCCGCACGCGCATACTCGTCGGTGATCGGACCCTTGGCTTCTGTCTTTTTCAGCCGAACAAGCAGGTCTTCCGCAGCCTTGAACTGCGGGCTTTCCATCAGGTTCTTGCCGCCGAGGGAGCGATACAGCTGTTCGGGGTCCTGATAAAGTTGATAGACCCGTGTCAGATGGTTCTTCCCCGCTTCGTGGTTGGCTTTTACGATTTCCAAAACAGCCCGGGCTTTTTCTTTTTGCGCGCCCAGCGGCAGCATCTCTTCAGGTATACCCGCCTTTCCCGAAACCATGGGTGAGCCGCCCACAATATCCTCTAGGTTCTTGATCAACAGGTCGGTTAGGTCGGTGTCGATTTGAACGAGATCGTCTACAGCCTTTTGAAAATCATCGCCATACTTCGTGGCCAGAGGTGAGCCGGTGGGTGCATCTAGGTAGCGCAAGACGTCCCGCTCGATCTGCTTCATGAAGTCGGCCCTGTCCGACCGCTTGGCGGAGGCTTTCACAACCTTGCGGCTGGCGCGATCGTAACGCGAAAGCGCGTTCGATATCTCATTTTGAAGCGACCGGGATATGCCTTGCACTTCTCGGATGTTAGCCCTGATCTGAGGGGCCAAACCACCACCGGGTGCGAAATATCGGACCGCTTGCTTTTTGACCGTTTCGGCGCCGGGAAGCTTGCCTGCATACGTCCCGAGAATGTCCCAGCCCTTGAGTGTGGCGCGGGCAGTGCCGGAAAGTGCGGGGCCGATGACAGGGGCGCTGCCGAGGGTCCTTGACCCACGACCAAGGCCCAGCAGGGCGGTGTCAAAAACTGAGCTTAGTGCCGCCGCTTCTGCGCCCTGACGTGCCCGGTTCCGGAATTGGCGAAAGGCCTCTTCTCGACCAGTTAGTCCCGTGTCTTTTTCGGTCTTCAACGCCTCCGGCAAAAACTCGAACTGGTCGGATAGAGTCGAACGACCAGCGGAGGACACCACGGCGTCATAAACACCGGAGGCCAAGGCCGTTGCACCAAGGACCTTGGCTCGGTTGCCAAGTAGCTGTTTACCAGCCTTGGAACGTCCAAAGCTTTCGGCGGACTTCATAAACCTGCTCGTAGCACCGAGGCCCCTACCGGTCTTTGCGACCTGCCCGGCACGCCCGATCCATCCTGCAATAGGAATGGCGCCCGCACCAAACACCAGTAGGTCTCGGGTGGTGGTGCCGACGGGTGTCGTGGGAGTACCAACAAAACGATCCGCCGCATCAAACGCAGCCGACACATCGTCGACGTAGTCTGTGTCAAACGCAGCATCTATGCCGAGGGCGGCCAGCTCCCCCAAGCCTCGGGCAAACTCAACCGGAGCAGACGCGACCCCGCGAGCAAACTCTGCAATAGCGCTTGGCTGGTCCTCTGCGGTTTCACCTGACATGGCATCGCCTGCCACCGCCCCTGCCGGGATAAAGTCTTCGGCTGAAGGGGTTTGGTCGAGGCTTGGGCCTCCGGTCAACGCGCCCGGCGGTATAAAATCCTCGTCCATTCAGATAGCCCTCATTCCGAAGCCGGCTTTGTCTCGCGCGTGTATTTGCCCGTGCTTGGATTGTATCTCAAATATGACTGGCCCGGAAGGATAAAGCCGAGTTCTCGTTCGCTTCGCACCACGGGGAATTGTCCCGCTTCGGGGTCTTCCGGGTCGACATCTCGATACATGTACATCTGACCAAGAGCCGCGTATTGACGGGGGTCTGTGATTTGACCCTCAATACTGAGCCCTTCAATGTAGTTGAGCATCTCTTTGTTTCGCTCGTTTGTGATAAACGCTTCTGGGTTATCCTTGTACTGATCAGGAATTCTAATGGATCCGGCAGCCACCCCATCGCGAAGTTCTGTGGCAGTCGTAATCGCTTGCTCAGCAACCCGGGGAACCGCCTCATAACCACTGCTTCCAGAAGAGCCGCGGTAAGCGCCCAGCCGCGCTTTTTCCCGCTCCAGCTCCAGTCTGTTCTGCTGCTCGACGTCCATACGCGCCGCTTCACGTTCGGCCTTCGTCGCCGCAGTCTGCTGTGCGATTGCCGTCTCAAGAGCCAAGGTCCGAAGCCCGCGCTCCCGTTCACGTTCGGCCTCGCGCCGTTCTGCAATACCTTGCGTTCCCACCAACAGGCCTTGGGCGATGTTGGTCAGGGCGTTGGGACTTTGGCCCGCGGCAATGGCGAGGCCGATCATGGCAAGGTCCATCATGCGGTTGTCGACGCCGTCGTCCTCTTCTCCATAGACCTTGGAGATCAAGGCCCGCGCATCCTTGTAGTAGTCCTCCAAGGATTTTGCCGGAGCTTCTTCACCGTCGCCGCCTCCCCCGCCTCCCCCGTCGCCCCCGTCGCCCGTGGGCTGCTGAGTTCTCAGGAGCACGGACATCGCATCTTGTGCAATCTTTTCAGCTTCGGCTGGGTCTTCGGACTTTGGAGGTACAAGGCCCTCCAAGGCCTTACGGCCCTCTTCGGTCATCTGTTCCGGCGTCATTGAGGGAGCGACTTCTTGAGCCATGACCGTATCTTCCGCCGATGCAAATGATCCCAGTTCACGACCGAGTGCGCGGTTTTCTTCCTTAAGCGCGGCTTCCTCTTCCGCCGCTGCGCTGCTTCTTGGGGCGACCCCGCCGACTTTTGCCTCTTCAAGCTCTTGTAAACGAGCTTTGTTGGCCTCGAGTTTTTTTCCCGCTCGACGTTCAGCGGCGGAGGAGGTAGCCCTTTCTGCCGCATGAAGCGCTTCCGCCGCCTGTTTAAGGGCCAACTCTGCTTCTGCGCCACGAACAGGGAAGCCATCGCTTCTAAAAACACTCTTTGTTTTAACGTCAACTCGGTACGGCACGCCGCCAACTATTACCTCCGGAAGAGAGAGGATATCCCTCGTGTTTTGCTGGCCCAGAGAGTACATTGCGGAACTCCCCGCCATCAACCGTTCTGCCTCCGTCTCCACCGGACCCTCAGAGGTGTATCGCGTATCTGGTTCCACGAGCCCCAAACCGACCCCAAATCGATCAAAGAAAAGCTGGCCGCCAAGTTCGCTGACGGGAAGACCCGCGGCTTTCCGCTGCTGTCGAGTCATTTTTCGCCAGTCCTGCATGCTGAAGTTTGCAAGGCCTGCGGGAAGACGATCGGGCAGCCCCGCCGGTCGCACCGGCGTCACACGCCCAAGGCCCACGACCGGTGGTTCCATCTGCGGGCGCATGATGTCGTTGTACTGCACGGCGGGGCGCACCGGCGCCATCGGCGCCGTGGTCATTGCAATGCCGCCATTATTAAACCGCTGCGCCGCCGCCTGCATGAGTTCAGGTGACGACGCCATGATGCCGCCCATGCTGCGGAGTTTGTTTCTTGCGTCATAGGGCATGTTGCGTCCCCCCTAAAACAAGCCGGATTTGTACAAGCCGTAGGCGCCGAGGCCGAGGCCCCCGATCTGCGACAGCATATTGGGGCTTGACTGCGGCTGTTGCACGATGGCGCTGGTGCCGGTGGGCGCGCCTTGGAAGATATCCGAGAAGAACCCAAGTTGTTGATACGGAGCCATCGTCGCTTGATATTGATTCTGGCGCGCGGCGTCGAGGTAGGCCTGCTCCTGCGCCTGCTGCTGTTGGCCGATTGTCATCGCCGTGTTGATGTCCTGCAATTGCTGTCCCTGACGCTGCAAGCCAAACCCGGCCATCTGCGCCCCAAGGGCGCCGAGGCCTTGACCAAACCCAGCGATGTTGCTGGCGGCCTGCTGCCCCAGCTGCCCGAAACTTGTGCCAAGTCCGCCCAGCTGAGACCCGATGCCGGACGCGGTTGCCGCAGCCTGCTGCCGCCTAAGTTGCGCCTGTTCGAAAGCTTCCTGCGAGCGCCGCGCGGCATCTGCAAAACCCTCTTGCCGCATTCTGGCTGCTGTCGCACCCTGCTGACTGAGGATGTTGCGGCCAACCTCTGCTTCTGCCAATCCGGAACGAGCACCTCCAAACGCGCCGGAACGAACCGCATCAGCTCGTGCCTCATTTAGCTGTAGCTGCCCCTGCCGCGCAATGTCCCCGAGCGCAACATCAATCGCCTGCTGTTGATACGGACTCATATACGCCGCAACAGAAGCCGGGTCATATTCTGCGCCGGTGCCTTCCAAAGAGCCAAGGCCCGCGGTCATGGCTTCACGGGCCGCGCGCCGTTCTGCTTGAGCAGCCTCTAGCTCGGATCCGGCTAACCGGCCGGCCTCTTCGGTCGCCATAACCCCGGTGCCGGTTAGAGCTTCACCGGCGGCGATCGAAGGCTCATAGCTCCCGCGCGCCTCTCGAGCCATCGTCTCCGCTGCCACTTGCGTGGGCGTGCGAGCAGCCACCATGTAGTCCGGAAGCTGCAGGGGCTGTTGCGAAAGCTCGTAGGCTAGCGGAAGCAGGCCTGCGTAGCCCTCGCCACCGTAAAGAAACGGTCGAGCCGCCAAAGGCAGCTGCTGGATCTGAGTTGTTGTCGACGGCTGGCCGCCGCCCCCACCACCGCACATCAGCCCACTCCTCTAAATTCAGGCATTCCCATCAGCATCTGCGCGGCCTTCTTGGCCCTCGTGCCGTTGGGTGCGTTTCCGATAAGTTCGGCCGCTCGATCCGCATCCCCGTCCGGATCGGCAGCCGCCAAGTCTTTCTTCGACAGGATGACCTCACCGTTGGAGACTTTGATGTGTTCCACCGGCCGACCACTTTGATAGATCATCCCGTCGATGTCGTCGCTGGTCCCGGTCCCCGGACCGCGGATCAAGCCGCCCCGAGCAAATTCCCTTACAGCCATGCGGTAGGTTTCTTCGCGATCGCTCAGGTTTGGCAGGGTGTTAAGCCCGCGCCGCTCAAGTTCGCCAACGGCCAAAGACCCAACCCCTGCCGAGACAGGTTGAAGAGGAATCCGTTGGACCCCTGTTGGAGGCAGCACCGGTTCGATCGCAACGGGGGCCGACGCAAAGTTTGACACCGGGGCCGACGCAAAGTTTGACATGGCGTCTGCACTACTGGGGGCCTGACCCTCGCCAAGACGCATCCGCATGGGACCCGGCGGAGGTGCCTGACGCTGCTCTTCCTGACCCCCACTTATAAGGGTGGAGGCCAATTCGATGGCCTTGCCCGGATCAATCGCTTTCTTTGTAGCCTCGGTAAGGGCTTGCTGTGTGGCCGCCGGCGCAGCGGAGCTGGCGATCGTCTGCTTGGCAATTTCCCCTGCCGCCATTTGCGGCGCCGCCTGTGCTCCCGCGCTGGCAGCCGCTTGTGCTCCCTTGCCTGCAGCGCCTGCGATACCCGGGACCAACGCGCCCATGATGCCCCCCAGTGCAGCTTGCCCCGGGTTTTGCCCGGCGGCCAGACCGCCAACAAAACTGCCCAGACCAGCCGCCAGTGCCGTGCTCATGCCAATGGCCGGAGCCGCGGCTGTTCCGATCAGACCGCCAATAATGGGAGCAAGAATAGGGAGGGGCATGTACGCACCTTGGTTGTTGTCTCAGGCAGTATAGCAGAGCCGTTGCAGTCTTGCTAGGCTTGGCCGTCTGCTGCCTCGGGGACAGTCGCAAAAATCCGAACTCCGGTGCGTTCAGCACCTGTCCACGGGTTTTTGCACTCTGGGCACTGACCGTCGGGGTAGGACGCGTGTTCCTCGGGGGTATCAACCGCGTTATCGCAGTGGTCGCAGTGAATAAGGTTGATGCTTGAGCTTGGTTTCATGTTACTACCTTTACTGTGCCAGAATCATTCCAAAGGGTTCCCGGTTCTAGGCCCGTGGCCGACGTCGGCAGATCCGTAAGCACGACCTTTGTGAACCGGCCTTCGCCGGGATTTCGCTCTTGCTGCATATAGGTGGCGATCGACCGAACCAGTTCGTCAAAATACCGCTGGCTGTATTCGGCCGGCGGCACCGCGAAGTAAGGAAGGGGTAGGTTACGGGACATCAGCGGCGCCCTTTATTGGGAAGAATCTCAACCCTCACCGCCCCTGATCTCCAAGATACACCCGGGTCAGTGGACTCAACCCGTAGGCTAAACGCACGTCCATTCAGCCGAACGTCCAGCTTGTCCGTGTATGTGTCCACAGTTCCACCCGCGGATCGGATCACACTACCCGTTTCAGTGGCCTGCACCACCTCTCCCGGGTGGTCATATGCTTTCAGGGTCATCTCCACAGAGGCGGTTTGACTTTCAGAGTCACGGAATGTCACATCCGGAACCAACTGGTTGATCACCGTCCACCGGTCCCCGTCTTCAACGTCGATTGGACTGGACTCAATATAGGCATGAATACCAGATGGCGGGTTGGTCGAGCCGTCGTCACTGCCAGTTTCGTGGTAGTAGAGGTAGCCGTCCATCGCTGCAGCCAATGGCCTGTTTTTGTCCACTCGATCCAGCCATGCTGTGCGGCCCATGGTGCCGGTGTACCAGATGTTTTGTTCGTAGTTATAGACGACGTATCGATCGCACTCGCTGCTGATTGAGCAGGGATAGTGCCACCACACCTCCCCAAAGGCGGTGTTGGATCCGCAGGCCACCTTGAAAGGCTGGGCTCGGTCCATGGTGTCAAACACGTATTCAAGAACAGGGCAGGGCAAAGGCTTGACCGTGCCGTCGTAGATAAAAAACTCTTCTTCGCCCATCCAGATCACGGTGTCGTCAATCGCCACCGCTGCCGTAGGAGCGATGATGCTGGTATTGGCCGAAAGCCGAGTGACGCCAAACGTAAATGGCGGTCCGAGGAACTGCATCGCGTAGACGGCTTTGTCTGTCAAAACCAGCGTTTGCTGACGTGTTTCAACAGCCCGTACGATCTCGGACCCCGTACCGAGGACCAAGTCCCCCGCTGTGTTGGTGGAGGTTGCAGTCCAGTCAGCCGGGTCTCCTTGATCGGAAAACCGAATAAGCATTGGATCGAGGTCCGTGCCACCCTGCGGCACGGCACCAAACGCAATGACGTGCCTGTCCCGGTCCGAAACCATGACTTGGTTGACCTGCGCTGGAACATCCGATGCGCCACCCAAAGACGACACGAGGACCGCGCGGCTACTGGTTCCCACGCTGGTATCCCAATAGTAGAGAGGACCCCCACGTTGGTTGATGATCAAATCCTCTCCGAACAAATCATGCGACCAAAGCGAGATTTGGGACGCCACAATCGGGGTGGAGGCAGAAGAACCCCACGTGCCACGGGCCCATGCACCAGCACCCCAACCAGTGCCGAGAACCGTGGTGTCCAGCGTGCGGTTTAGCAAATACGTTCCTACAACCGAAGCACCGCCGTTGCCGGTGTCCGAAGAGTTGGCGACAACAGGGGTTGGGTCGAGCTCTCCGTCGACGGTAATGCTGGAGATTGAGGTTCCGGCCGTACGGGCCGTTATCGTGTATGTGTCAGCGTCAACGACGCTGACAACCTGATACTCTTGGTTCAGCACGTCTGCGGTGATGGTGCCGCCGAGACTGACGGCGCCGCTGAAGATCACAAAGTCTGTGGCCAGAGCGCCATGGGCGGTGTCCGTCACGGTGATAGTCGACGAGCCGTCGGTTGCGCTAAAGGTTACGTCGCCCGCGGCGGTCGTGTCTCGGACCGGGGTGATGTCGTAATACTGGCCACCTTGGTTGACATAGTATTTCAGGTTTGTACCGACGCCAATGTTGAGCTGGCCAGAAAGCGCGTTCCACGAGATCAGACGTCGGCAGACGCCTAAAAATGAACTAGAGGACAGCTTTTGCCAGCCGCCAATTTTTTCCGGAAACCCCAACCGGAAACGCACCTTGTTGGCGTCAAACCAACCGCCCTCGTTGGCGTAATCCGTCGCGTCCTTCACGAGGCCGGGGCGAAATTGCAGTTTAGAAAGCGGCATTAGTCATCTCAAGTATAATACACAACTACTTCGCCGCTAAGCGTAGCAGACCCCGTTATAGAGGTAATACGAATACCGTCTAAAGCTCCTCCGAGGTCGGGGGACCTGCCGCCCGCAGTATAAAATTGTGCGCCTGCACCGCCTAAGCTACCAACCCACTCGTCGGTTTCAGGTATTTTGAAAAACTCATACACACCGTTAAAACCAGTGGTAGATATGCCGGCTAAAAACATGTCGGTGCGCGTTGTTACCCCTGTATTAAAAACGTACGTGCTATTGTAGCCCGAAGTTGCAAAAGTTGAGCCGGTAGAAAGCTGAATAGACATACTGCTAGTGCTAACACTACAATCCTTAAACACTACCCACACACGGCTCAGTCCTGTTGGCAAAGACGTGAAATCAACCGCGGTCCCAGACAGGGTGGCTGTAGCGGTTGTGGATGGTTTATTAGCATCAATCGCCGCCTTTATTTTGGCCGGGCTGACGAGGCTTTCGGTCGTTCCGGTTCCGGCCTCCCAAGTCGCCTCGGCCTGCGTAGCCGCGCCATAAGACACGAGGTCTCCGTCGGCGTTCCATTTTACGATGTCGCCGTCCGTTCCGGCGGTCCCCGTCACAATTTGCGTGTCCGATCCGGACAGCGTCTTACCGTCAAGAAGATTGAGTTCAGCGGCGGTGGATGTCAGGGTGTTGTAGTCGACCAAGGTCCACGTTACGCCGTCCAGTTTATCAAACTCAGTGGTGGTGACGCCCGTGGCACGCAAATCCTTTGCGTAGTTCAGATCGTTGACGGTTCCAGTAAAACCGTCGAGAGTGTCAAACTCGGCAGCCGTGACGCCCGTGGCACGCAAATCCTTTGCGTAGTTCAAATCCTCAAACGTCCCGGTAAAACCATCGACCTTGTTGAGTTCCGCCGCAGTTGCAGTAAGCCCAAGATTTACCAACGAGGCGGCGGCATCGGACACGTCAGACAGGTTATTTGAGCCAAGCATAAAGGTCAGGGCGGCGGTGACGTCTGTGACCTTTGCTCCGGCCCCGGCCCCGTCGCAGTAAATGATTGCACCATCGCCGTCGGCCACTGTTACGTTGCCGCCGGAACCCTGCGTAAACACAGCATCCTGCCCGGAGCCGTTGTTCACAATATAGACGCGGGCAACGGTGTTGGGGCTGATGGTAATCGTGTTGGTGCCGGTGGGCGAACCACCCAGCTCGAGAACTGCGTAGTGGCCCTCGGACAGTGAACCTTGGCTCACGGTTAGAGTGTGGGTGGTGCCTGCCAGCGAAACCGTGGTCACGCCGCTGATGGCGCGGCCAAGAATCTCAAGGTTCTCGTTGGTGATGTCTCCCCACAGGCCGTCCTTTTCACCGTCGGCCATGAGTTCGAGAAGCAGGTTTCCACTGTACGTGCTGGGCATGGTTTATCACCTCAAAGTGTATGCTGCGCAGCATACACTAGGCTGCGACGTCGGTCCAGTCGGGGTTGGTGTCCGGATCAACAAGCGTCCAGTCGGGGTTGGTGTCCGGATCAACAAGCGTCCAGTCGGGGTTGGTGTCCGGATCAAGTCGGCTCCAAATAAAGACACCGCTCACTAGGCCGCGAGCCTGTGCACCAAGAACAACGACATTCGCGTCGGTCGAGACCGTAACGGAACCCGGGGAGGCGGTGGTCTCGAGACCCGTGACAGGGGCGTCGACGTCGATTGCGACTGTAACTGAACCCGGGGAGGCGGTGGCTTCAAGTCCCGAGGGGGAAACATTCGCGTCTTCCGGGACCGTAACTGAACCCGGGGAGGCGGTAGCTTCAAGTCCCGAGGGGGAAACATTCGCGTTGGCCGAGACCGTAACGGAGCCCGGGGAGGCGGTAGCTTCAAGTCCCGAGGGGGAAACATTCGCGTTGGCCGAGACCGTAACTGAACCCGGGGAGGCGGTAGCTTCAAGACTACCCGTCGTTACGTTGGCGTTGGCGTCGGTCGAGACCGTAACGGAGCCCGGGGAGGCGGTAGCTTCAAGACTACCCGTCGTTACGTTGGCGTTGGCGTCGGTCGAGACCGTAACGGAGCCCGGGGAGGCGGTAGCTTCAAGTCCCGAGGGGGAAACATTCGCGTTGGCCGAGACCGTAACGGAACCCGGGGAGGCGGTAGCTTCAAGACTACCCGTCGTTACGTTGGCGTTGGCGTCGGTCGAGACCGTAACGGAACCCGGGGAGGCGGTAGCTTCAAGACCCG